TCATATTGATTTTTTTGCTGATCTTTTTAGTACACTTTCCAATTTTTCTGTTGCCAGTTTGTCAGCCTGTTTTAGAGAATGTCCATATATATTCATTGTCGTTTTGATATCGGAATGTCCTAAACGTTCAGAGATGATTTTTGCGTGCACACCTTCATTGATCAGCAACGTTGCCGACGTGTGCCGAAGAGCATGAATATTAATATATTTAAGCTTATGACGTTTTATAAATCGTTCCCACCAATTTTTGAGAGAGTTTGGATTAAACGGTTTCCCTGTTTCATCACAGAGAATAAAATTGTATTTTCCGTCCATCCAAAGTTTTTCCGCAGCTAAGCGCTCTTTTTTTCTTTGCAGTTCCAACTTTTTGACTTCGGTTGCCAAGGAAAGGGGGATATGGATATCTCTTTGTCTGGCCGTTCGATTCCCTTTTCTGATTTCGTGGATTTCATATCCATTGGTTTTTGTGTAAGTGAGAGCTTGGCGGACGCGGACTAAGCCATTCTCATAATCAAAGTGTTTAAATTCCAGACCACAGAGTTCTGATCGTCGCATCCCAGTTATGATCGCGAGTTTAATGATGATCTGCCAGTGTGGTACTTGTGTTTCAGATTCCAAACATTCCAAAAGATGAGCTACCTCCTCATCCGTATATACCTCTGTTTCTTTGTACTCTACCTTTGGCTTTTTAACCATTTTCACAGGATTTTCTTTAATGATTTGAATTTCTTGTGCAAAGTTAAAAATGTTATTTAATATTCGGTAATGATAGTAAATTCGAGAACTGGACAATTTTCCTCCTTTGCCGTCCATTCTCATACCGTTTTCCTCAAGGTTATCCAAAAAATCTATGATATGTTTTGGTTTTATCTGGTCCATTCTTAAATATTGGAAAGCAGGTAATATTCGATTTCTAACACATTCCATGTAATTTTCAAAAGTTGTCGGGGCCAAACGTTTTTTAGCGCATTTCGGGATCCATTCGTTTTGTACAAAATCAACAAAATTGATTTTCTCCGGTTCAAAGTATCCATCTCCGGTTACCTCAGCAACAAATTTAGCAAGTTCTAGCTCTGCTTGTCTCGCTCCTTTTGCAGTTATTGTTTTGTATTTTCGATTTCTTTTCTTTTTTCCGGTTTTAGGATCAACGTAGGATCCTAAATCAACTTCTAATTGCCATTTATTATTTCCTCTTGGTCTAACATGCCCCTTTGCCATTATTTTTATCCTCCTTCAACCATTCAATAGGTGTTTCTATAACATCATTCACTAATGCTATTAGTCTGCCATTAACCATACGTAAATTCGATAGGACAGGTATCTTTACAGTTTTTTCTACTTTCTTTAAGTTTCTAATTGATTGATTTTTTTTCATTAATAATCACTCCTTACAATAGAATATATGTTCGTAATTATTTTTAAAAGAAAAGCCCTGCTAAGGGTTTTTCTACATTAACTGAAAAAATACATGAGTTTGCCAGCTTCACTAATTGTCTAGTTCTTTTTGCAGTTGTTGTTTTTCTCTTTCCAGTCGCGGGATCAATTCCCACATCCATTTTTCGCTGTTTTTTGTTTTGTATTTCTGGAATGAAGCCATTTGTATCACTCCTTTCGAGTGATGCTGATATTGTTATGTTAAAACGTTTTCCAGATGGTTTTGGGTATAATTTATCGCATTTTGTCTTTAGAATGTGACCGACTTTTCGCGAGATAGATTTGCTGGTACAAATTTCGATTGTTTGATTAATATGCGGTTTTTAACCTGTGTTAAGCGTTCTTCACATAACTCTGGCGTTACTTTAAACATATTGGACATATGCTCAACTATGTATGGTTCGTGCCAGTCAATGAATTTTAACATGTGAAAGGGAATAGCAGCATATTTAGTAAAATGATTTGCATCCCGTTCTTGTAGTTCTCGAAAAGCCTCCGGCATCATACTCTGTATACCAACGTGCCTCAATATGTGACACAACTCATGAAAAAAGGCTTCTCGTTTTTCTTCTTTAGATAGACGGGAGTCGACAACAATGCAGCGAAAGCGGCCCACAACTTGATGTGTTGATGGAAAAGGCTTTTCACGCAAGAAAATGTTCATCTTCCGAGCAATAAACGATGGATCGATTTGATAAGGATAAAAGATGTTTAGTCGTGTATAAAACTTGGTCACCCAGTCTTCCAACGCGGTCGTGTAGTAGCGGCGTAGCTCCATATTGTTTCCCCTCCTAAGGATATTATAGGAACAAACGTTTGGTTTGGCAATAAAAAGAAAAAGCCCTAAATGTTAGGGCTAAGTAGAACAAGAACAAAAATTGAGTTCATATATTTTTTATAAATCTAAATTTTGGTAATGATAATGATGTTTACTTTTAGTTAATACATTAATAATATAAAATCAAGAGGTGATAAAAATGTTCTCAAAGGAATTTGAAAATATAAGAAAATTAATTCAGAACGAAAGTAAGAATATCTTTAGTGATTTAAATAAGTCAAGAGCTTTTAGCAAGCGAATTGAAGATGAAATATCTAAAGCTAAACGAGAAATGGATGAAAAACGAAAAAAATTTCGGCTTATTCAAAGTAAATAGCAATTGGTGAGACAATAAAATCTCCAGTATTAATTAGACTAATATCATGCAATACAGCATTTACTACACTTGGAAATTCATATAAAGCGTCCACCGAGTTTAGATTAGGCATTTCTGTTTTAGTTATTTCTTTTGTGACTTTTCCGATTAAAGTAACCTCTATACTCGAAGTCCCACCACCATATTTAAATAACAACTCTTGCGGCTTCTCTCTAAGGTACTCATTTTTTAAAGGTGAGATGATTTTATTCATTAAAACAAAAGAATCAGTTGGTAAAATTTTTGATAAATAAGAGAGTGCTTTGATCAGAAAGTTAAACTGTTCTTTCGTTGAACTTTTTGCATTTTTCAATTCATTTTCTATATGCCTTAACTCAGCTAATCTAACTTGTTTTTCCTTGGAATTTTTTATATTTGTGATCTCCTCTTTTAATTTCTTCAATTCTTTTTCACTGTCGTTAAACGCAAATTCAATAAGTGAATCTATGTCAAGAACTGTTTGTAGATATTTGAAATCTATTATTTTAAAACTTGATGTAACCTTTATGTAGTCTCCTGGCTTAGGATTATCTGAGATATCTTTTGCTAAGTTTTTGTCATTTAGATATTTTTCAAATTGTGAGAGTGCATTATCATGAAGTTGTTTAGATATGATTTCCCGTCCTGACTCTAGCTGGCTAAGAGTGATTTTTTCAGAACTAAAGTTACCTGGCTGTACTCTTGAAACCAATCCACCAGAGGGTGATTTGAACAATAAAGGTATTTCAATTTCACCAACTGAGAATTTCCCTTCAATAAAGCTTCCTGACTTAAACCCTTGTTCTAGCTCTTTTGACTCAGAAACCTCTTCATTCATTTCTCGACTAATATTTGTAGGTAATCCATCATTATTTTGGGCTATAAAAGAATGAATAAAAGACGTATCTAGATATACTAGCTCTTTCATAAAATTCACTCCTTCTTATGATGATATGTCAGCCTTTTAGTCATTAACTTATGTGCAAAATGATACATAAAATGACATTTGATGTACAAAATTTATGTATTTTTTCCCTCTAAAAATAAAGACACCCAAAACTAAATTAGTCTTCAGTGCCTTCTCTTGCTGCTTTATTCTTTTCCTGTGCTTTATGAACAACCCATTCAAAGTGCTTGATTATCTCTTCAATTTCTTCTTCCGATAAGCTTTTCCACTTCTCGATATCGAAAAAGCCCATTTGCTCGATGCCGTATTCTTTGATGAGCTGATTGATTTTGGCAAGAGTATTTAACTCCTCCGGAATGTCATCGTTCTCTGGCGAATTTGGATTATCGGTGCGGCCGAGGAGATAGTCAGCACTAACCTTCTCTTTTTTATTTTTTATCTCATGATTGATTTGCTTTTTTGTTTTGATATATTGAAAATATTGATTTTGAGAACGGTCATAGACATAAGGTCTCTCAAAATTCTCATCATCTAACTCAGTGAAGATCATTCTATCTGCGTCGAAAGAGTACCTAAAAGCAAGTGTTCTGTCTCTGAACTCTTCCTCGGAAATAGGTCGTATTACATAAAAAAATTCTTCCTGTTGTCTATAACGTCTCGTAGCCACTTGATAGATCGCAAATAGCATAATAGGAAATATTGTTAGGCAAAAAGCCAGTTTATTAAATTTCCATTTTTCATAATAAAAATAATAGGTTACTATCACGTAATAAAGTACTAAACTAGTTATGTAGTTTATAAATAGTAGCCAGAAGGTGATTCGGCGATATAATTGTTCCCTTCTAAATGTTTCTATGCATATTTTTAAGAGAATAAGAACAAAAGTAATTAAGAATATATGGAAACATATGCGTAACGATTCTACGATAAAAACATTTGCGGTAAATAATTTTTCTCCGATTAAGAAGATATAAAAAGTTGCGGCTCCGACATAGACAATTAAGAAAAAGAAAATATCTTGAATGGTGATTAAAAATTTATTTATTTGGCTTTCGTGTTTTGTTATAAGCAAATGGTCCAAATCATTTAAAGTATTAGCGGCTAAAAATTTTTTGAAGAAAGGGAACAAAGATATAATGATCGCAATAATCCACAATAGAAATTTAGGTAAGGTATCAACATGAGTTAACTGTTTGAAAAAATCATCTACTTTCGTTGGGTCAGCTAGACTTACCAGCATATGTCCCTCCCTAGTATATTCTTCGTTCTTACATCAACAATTGCTACATTAGTTTTAGCCTACACCCAATAATCATTAACCCAAAAGCTAAATCAATCTTCGGACCCTTTCCCAGACGATTGATTCTTCTCCCTCGCCTTATGCACAACCCACTCAAAATGCTTAACGATCTCTTCAATTTCTTCTTCGGAAAGCTGCTTCCATTTCTCAATATCGAAGAAGCCCACTCTCTCAATGCTACATCTTGGATGAACTGATAGATTTTATTTCTTCGGCCCTAAGTGCAGAAAGTATGAAACCGTTAAGGTCATCGTGACATCTATCTTTCACATGCATAACCATCTTTGTCTCTATCCATCTTTGGCTGATAAGCTGGATGGCTCGATGGAACTCCGTTTGGATAAACTTTTCTCAGTTCTGTACAGTTTGCAAAATACTCATTTTCTCCACTAGATGCAGATGTGCTGATATTATTTGTATTACTGCTCGAATTGCTGCCTGAACTGCGATTTGAGCTACTATGACTTGAGCTACTATTTGAACTGCTGCTTTTAGCTGATGATGACGATGATGAAGCAGTGCTGCTGTTAGATTGTTTTGGATCTAAATCGCCCTTTGTGGTTCCATATTCACCGTATGCCCATAATCCTTTATTGTTTTCTCGTGCTTCACGGGCGAATTTTCGGAAGTAATCGGCATATTTTACGTCAGGTGGATAGGTCGAAGGCTCGGCGTATCCATTGAGGACTAAGTCAGCATTAAACATCTTCGATCGTATTTCGGATTCGTTCATATCATCTGTTGGAACTTGCAGCCAAACGATTCTCAATAACCGGCCATATCTGTCGGTTTCAGAAACATCTTTTTGCAGCCAAACTGTCTTTCCAGCTAGTTTCGAAGATGTATAGTTACTTGCTTCTTTTCCATATTGTTCATGTCTAGTTGTTGATTCTGGCGTATTCACACCGATGAGACGAACCTTTCTTCCGTCGGTAAGTTCGAAAGTGTCACCATCGACGACTCTTGCCACAGTAGCAACTTCTAAATTGTATTTTTTTGCAAGTTCCTCTTGTTGCTTCTTAGCAGCTGCTTGCTTTTCTTGTTCTTCTTTTTGAGCTTTTTGTTTTTCTTCATCATTATTTACAGATGCAGTAGCTGTCGGTACAGCTTTGCTATCATTGTTTTTATTTTCTTCACTAGCTTCTTTACTGGTTTCTTGTTTACTAATGGTTTTTTCAGATTTTGCTGTTTCTATTTGAGGCTGAGGCGAGATCGATAAAAAGATAATAGATAATACCAACGAAGCAGCTGTAATACCGGAGTATCTTTTCCACATTACATTTTTCCGGATAAGCATAACTATCGTCGTAATTAAAAAGTACACGAATGAACAAAGTAATAAACTGGCTAGAGTATAGAGTGGTTCCTTAAAAGAGAACCAAAACAGTGCAAGGAAAAATCCATTCACTATAGCAAAAACAGGCCAATACAGAGTAAGGTTATATTTATTTCTAGTAAAGGCGAAATAGAATCCAGCAATAACAGAAATGATGCCTAAAATCCCTAAAATATTAAGGAATGTCCATTTCAACAGTTGATAAATTAAGTAAATAATAATTATCAGAAGAAGCAATAAAATACCTAAGCCTGAATTTTTATTTTTTGACAAGATCTTCACCTTCCCTTCTAATTTCTATCCTGCTGTTTTTGATGAAATTTTTTCTTTTATAGCAGACATTAACCACCATCCTTATACCTAGTAAAATATAACTATAAAAGGATTAAAAAAAAATTTATACTTGTATAATCTTGGTAAAAAGACACCTAAAACTAAATATTAGTCTTCGGTGCCTTCTCTTGCTGCTTTATTCTTTTCTTTTGCTTTATGAACAACCCACTCGAAGTGCTTGATGATTTCCTCAATCTCTTCCTCTGATAGACTTTTCCATTTCTCAATATCGAAGAAGCCCATTTGTTCAATGCCGTATTCTTTGATGAGCTGGTTGATTTTTGCGAGTGTGTTTAACTCCTCTGGAATGTCATCTTTTTCTGGTGGATTTGGATTATCAGTGCGACCGAGGAGATAGTCTGCAGACACACCGTAATAATCAGCAAATTTATTAATGATATCAGGATCAGGATTGCTTATACCTGATTCATAACGATGAATTTGATATTTCGTAAGACCAAAAATTTCTCCAGCACGTTCTTGGGTAAGATTGTGCTTTTCTCTTAATTTTTTTAAACGGCTACCGAGTATACTCATAATTTGCATTACTCCCTTATATTTCTAGAAAAATCATATCACAATTGCTAAAAATGCAAAATAAAATTGCGAAAAATGAAAAATAGTGATTGACATTGCAAAAAATGAAATTTATAATCAAAAGTGAAAGTTGCAAAAATCGCAACAAAAGGAGGTGGATTATTTGGTTAAAGTAAACCTCGATAAGATCAAGGAACTTAGAAAAGAAAAAGGGTTATCACAGGAAGATGTAGCAAAAATGTTAGGTTTTAAGACAGTTTATCCTTACCATCGCAAAGAAAGCGGGCAACAATCATTTACGGCAGAAGAACTCATGACACTATCACAAATTTATAATGTACCTTATGAAAATTTTTTTATACTTCAAGTTGCAAAAAATGAAACAAATAAAAGAGAACCTGCCTAAGGAGGTGAGCTAAATGAATCTCGAACAACGCATTATCGAATTAGAACAACGTATTGCTGAACTTGAAAAGAAAGCCACCGCAGAAACGGCGGTCCCAAAAGTCAATTTAAACGGTTGTACTAATTGCGGCAGAGCTTGGCATGAAAACTTGGCGTTTTGCGGGGTATGCGGAAATCGTCTTATTCCTGTTTCCGAACTAAAAAAATTTTATCCGAACCGAAATTTCACACTTTCACATCGTTCTTAATCAGGAATTCTTTTGGTATACCACTCTTCCACTTTAGAGAGGTCTAATTTCGCAAATATGGACGTGAGTTCACTAAATGTATTTGAAATTTTTGTTCCTTGAGTATCTAGCTGAATTTCTTCTAGAGCTTCACTGAAAAGATGCACAATAGTTTTACCGTTTTCAATCTCAAAACTAACATCGCCGGCTCTTCGATAGATTTCATTCTTATCAGGAACTAAGATTTCGATCATTTTAGAACTTACATTAATCGCCAATAAAATCCCGTTAGGTAAGTCAAGTAACAACGTGGAACGACCACAGCCTTTAGCTATACGGTACCATTTACCTGATATTGTTTCACGTAAGACACTTCCGTCTGGAAAGTCAGTCATGTTAATGTCGCCTCCTTCATCGTCTTATTTCGACAGGAAGTGAGGAAATTCCTACAAATTTCGAAAGGTGGTGAGCCTATGGAAACCATGACAACAAAAGAAGCTGCAGCCTACATCGGCGTATCTGTTAATACTCTTCGTAAGTACGTTCACGAAGAAGGGTTACCAGTCTTACGGTTCCCTGGCCGTCGCAAATGGGTATTTCGTAAGGACCTAATTGATGACTGGATTTATCGCCGTTCACAGCCAGTAATCATCAACGATCCTCGACAAGAAAACAAGGAATACGGAAAACTACGCGTTCTTTATCCGTGAGCGGAAAGTGTCTTAATTATAGAATGGCATCTTATAAACGGTTGGTAGAAAGGGGAAAAGGAAACATGAAACGTGGTAGAGCCGCCGACGCGGTCAAAGCGGCAAGGAAAGCAGCCAATATGACCCAACAGCAGCTTTCCTTTGAAATCTATGAATCGCGCGAATCGGTATCGCACCAGGAAAATGGGCGGTACCGGGTGCAGCCGAACATATCTAAATATTTTGCCGAGAAGCATAACAATCCGTGGGTGGCGCTCGAAGCGGCAGCCGAATACACCGGATGGGGACCTGTGAAGCTGGATGGAGAAATGGTCGATCTTCACCGGGCAAGTGTCACTATGAAGACACGCGAAGAACTCACCGAAGCGCTTGAAGCAATCGAAAGTGTTTGCGTCGCCAATCATCCTCGGTCCATACGAGATTTTGACAAACAGCACCTCGAAGAAGCGATTTTGCAAGCGATTGACGCGATCGTTGCACTCACACAATACGTTGCCGTTATATGTGTTGATTACGGTTTTTCTTGGTTGAAGATGTGGCAAAAACATCGAACAAAACTCAAAACGAAAGGATTCATCCGAAAATGAAAGGAGTGATTTTAAATGTACGCGGTACTTTCAGCAAGCCGATTGATGAAAGCGGCAGAGGTTAGGGAAGTTTGTGCAGAACTGCGGAACAATCCAACGTTGCTGATGGCATTAGAGTTAGCAGCCAAAGAAACACTTTACCAACGATTAAAAGAAAAAGCAGCAAGCGAAACGCTCACTGCTTCGTAAAACAAGTCCTACTCTTAACATACCATGCTCCAATGCAAAAGGCAAGCTCATGCTTGCCGACTGGAGCGCAGGCGGCGGGTGCACCCCCAGCCCGTGATTGCCTGTGCTTCAGTCGGTGCGCATGAGCACTAAACAGACTGAGCGAGAGATGATCCGGAAAGGAAAGCCGCGTCATAATACATGCGATGGTCATTGCGATGACGTCTGTTTGAAAAGAAAAGGAGGTGAACGGGAGTGCAAGATTCAATCATGTTGCAGGAAGCTGATTTGTTGGAGAAGGCATCACTGTGCATGGAGTATATACAAGATGCGTTGCAAAACCGCGACTATGAATCTATGAAAATTGAAATCTCTGAGCTGCAGTTTCTAGTTGAACAATTGCAAGAAGTAGAAATGAAAAAACATAGACGAGCACAGATCTTTGAAGTTATCAACGATATGCGCAAACGCGGCATTCAAATCGATTTTGTATCGCGAATATTGGGGTGATAACAGCACTTGACATGATCTGAAAGGGAGGGATGGTGCTTGTCGATTAAGCAAAAAGTTGATCGGTACGGTACACCAATTGATGGAGAGCGTATTTTCGTCGATTGGAACAGATTTGAGGAAGTGCACACTGACAACTTAGAAAAGTATCTACATGACGTTTATGGCATATCAATTGAATTCTTTGGAAGTAAAAAAGCTCACTCTGTCAAGTGAGCCGTTGAAAACATATTTGAACTATTTACAAGTATAGCACTCTTTTCAAGAAAAGACAAGGAGGGGGAAATCGTGAAAGAAATTCGTTTATTGTCGCTTAATCTGAAAAACTTCAAGGGAATTCGTTCTTTTTCCCTTGAAGCTAACGGAAAAAATGTTCGGGTATACGGTGATAATGCGACTGGAAAAACAACATTGTTCGATGCGTTTGTATGGCTCTTGTTCGATAAGGACAGTCAAAATAAGAAGGACTTCGCCATCAAAACCTTGGACAAAAACGGGAATCCGATCCACAACCTCGATCACGAGGTGGAAGGCGTGTTTTTGGTTGATGGGAAGCAGCTGACGATGAAAAAAGTGTTCAGTGAAAAATGGACCAAGAAACGCGGATCCGTACAGGCGGAATTTACCGGGCACACCACTGATTATTTCGTTGACGGCGTACCAGTGAAGAAAAAAGAGTACGACGAATTGATCTCTAACCTGATTGACGAGAATGTTTTCAAATTGCTGACATCTCCGACATACTTCAACGAGCAACTGAAATGGCAAGACCGTCGGAAGATCCTGCTTGAGGTTTGCGGTGACATTACAGATGAAGAGGTCATTGCAAGTAACAATGATCTGGCTGAACTGATGAATATCCTAAACGGCCGGAGCATCGAGAACCATCGGAAAGTTATTGCTGCGCGGAAAAAGGAAATCAATGATCAGCTGCAAAAGATACCGGTCCGTATAGACGAAATTCACCACAACCTTCCGGATCTGACTGGGTTGGATAAAGATTCCCTCGAGGCTGAAATCGCCACTATCAACGCGGAAATTGAAGAAAAACAGGAATTGATTAGCAACATCCGCAACGGGGCAGCCATCGCAGAGAAACGGAAACAAATCCAAGAAGTTGAATTGGAACTCCTCCGGATCCAGCAGGCCCACGAATCCGGCACAAAAGAAGAATTGTACCGGTTGAAAGCCCGGATCCAGGAAGAAGAGTCGAATATCTCGCTGTTGAAATCGAAAGTTCAAAATATCGAAAACCGAATGAAATTCAATGAGGAAAACATCGCTCGCATCGAATCTCAACTTCAACAATGGAGAAAGGAATGGCATGAAGTCAATGAGCAACAATTCCTGCATAACGAAAATTGCACTTGCCCGACGTGTGGCCAAGCCTTGCCAGCTGAACAAATTGAAACTGCCAGGGAAAAAGCGTTAAAGGATTTCAATTTGGAAAAAGCCCGTAAGCTTGAAGAAATCACGGCCAAGGGGAAAAGTGGGGCGGCTCAAAAGCAAAAGTTGATGGAAGAAAACGAGCAACTGGCGAAGGAAAAGGAAAAACTCGAGGGACAAATTTCCGAAAAACAATCGGTCCTTGAAAAACTGAATGGGCAGCTGAAAGTCGTGGAAAGCACTATCGTGGATATCACTGAGAATCCGGAATATGTCGCAAAATTGCAAGAAAAAGCGGATCTCCAAAATGAAATAGCAGAACTGCAGCAATCGGCCAATGAATCGATCCAATCCATCCAATTTGAAATCCTGGAACTCAAACAAAAAAGAGATCAACTCCAAGCTGACCTAGGTAAATTCGCGATCGTCAAACAATCCGAAGAACGGATCCGGGAGTTGGAAGAGCAGGAACGCGAACTTGCTGCAGAATTTGAGAAACTTGAGCATCAGATTTTCCTTACGGAAGAATTCATCAGAACCAAAGTTAATTTGCTGGAAGAAAAAATCAATAGCAGATTCAAATTTTCTCGGTTCAAACTCTTTGAAACTCAGATTAACGGAGGCCTTCAAGAAACATGTGTTACAACCTACAACGGGGTACCTTATGACAGTGGCCTGAACAACGCGGCACGTATTGTAGTGGGATTAGATATTATCCAAACTCTTTCAGAATACTATGGATTTTCTTGCCCGATTTTTATCGATAATGCTGAAGGAATAACGAACCTCCCAGAGATTAGCAGTCAGTTAATTGCACTATACGTATCCGAAAAAGACAAAACTTTAAGGGTTGAAACCAAACAAATTTTGAAGGAGGTTATCTGATATGGCAAACAATGCAGTGGCCAAAAAAGAATTTGGTACTCAATTAACAAAAGTGAATGATATTTACTTGCCAATGATCCAAAGGCAGATGCAGGGTAATGGAATCCAAATGGACGGGTATTCCAAACAGTGTGTTTTGTCGGCTATAGGTGCTATCAATAACGTTTTGGATACTAACGGGGTCAGCTGGAATGACCCTAACCTAGACAAAAGCAACATTACCCAAGTTCTTTTGAATGTGGCCGCACTCAAATTAAACGCATCTGCCCATCCACGTGAAGTCTATTTCCAGCTTCGAAACGTGAAGGTGAAGGACAAGGATGGTAATGAACATTGGAAAAAGCAAATCGAAATGGGGATCGAGGGAGATGGCAACGATGCCATTCTCTCTCGGTTCGGCCGAAATGTGAAAGAGGTTAAGCAATTCTGGCTAGTAAGAGAAAATGATAAGTTTGAATATCCAACTTACAACGGACTCGAAATGACGCCTCCAAAATGGACACCCACGGGGAAAGGAAAAGTGGTGAGAGTTGTCTATCCCATCATCAAAAAGGACAACACCATCGAGTTTTACATTTCAGAACGTGAAGATGTTTTGAAAAATCTAATTGCACACATTAACAACAACTTGATGAATGAAACTTTCGGACTCGCTGAAAATCGGTATAAAGCTACTGCAAAGCAAAAAGAACAGATTGCCGAGAAGAAACGGGCTATTCTTGAAAAAGCGGAAAAACTAGGTTTGGATAGTGCCCTTGACGATCCGGAGCTTCAACAATATATCAGTCCAGCATGGAAGGATCCGCAAAGCCGAGAAAGCATGATCATTCGAAAAATGAGAAATAACATAGTGAAAAAAATACCAAAGGATTTTGGGAATGCCTATATAGGGTTGATCTATGAAGAAAATACGGATCAGGAATACATCCGAGTGCGAAAAGAGATTGAGGAAAACGCCAATCAGGAAGAACTCGATTTTGAAGAAGTGGAATATGAAGAAGCACAGGAAGTTGAAGTAATTGATCAGCCTGATCCTAAACCGGCTAATGTTCTTCCAAACGAAGAAAGGTTAGAAGAACAAAAGCAGGAACAAATGCAATTTGAAAATATCACAGAAGGACCAGGATTTTAAATGATCGAGATAAAAGCACTTGCTACTGGGAGCAAGGGAAATTGTTATTACGTTACAGATGGACAAACTCCCTTGCTCCTAGAAGTAGGGATACCATTTAAAGATATTCGTAAAAGGTTAAATTTCCGGACTTCAGATATTCAAGGCGTTTTAATTACTCATGAACATCAAGATCATTGCAAAGGAATAAATGACGTGTTAAAGGCCGGAATCAATGTTTACATGTCAGCCGGTACTGCAGGAGCAATTGATATAAAACATCATCGTATTAAAACCGTCGAAGCTAAAAAACAATTCACGATTGGTTCTTGGACTATTCTTCCTTTTGATGTTCAACACGATTCATCTGAACCGATTGGATATCTATTGATGAACCAACAGCGTGAAAAACTTTTGTTCGCAACAGATACGTACTATATCCGCTACCGATTTCCTGGTCTCACACATATTATGGTCGAATGCAATTACTCGTTAGCCATTCTAAACGAGAATATTGCTGCAGGTAGGGTTCCGAGGGTGATGAAAAAACGGTTAATACGATCACATTTCAGCTTAGAGAATGTGAAGGATTTTCTACGCGCCAATGATTTATCAAAAGTGCAGGAAATATGGTTGCTGCATTTAAGCGACAACAACAGCGATGCTCAACTGTTTAAGCAAGAGATTATGGAGCTAACCGGGAAAATGGTTTTCGTCCCTTAAAATGAGGAGGGTCTTCCTTGCATGGATATATCAAAGATTATAGGAAAGAACTTGACAGCGCAATATGGATGATGCCCCCTCTCTACCATAGGATTTGGCAATATCTCAAATACAAAGTGAATCATCAAGAAAATAAAATTCCAATGAAAGATGGAACCTTTTTGACGATAAAGCCCGGCCAACATCTGACATCGGTTAGAGAAATTGCAAAAAATGTTGGATGGTACGAGGGGGTGAAATGGAAAGAACCAAACCCCAAAACAGTTTCTACTATTTTAGATTGGCTTGAGAAACAGTCCATGATCAAAATAGATCGCGGTAAGGGTAACAGACAATATACACTGATAACCTTGATAAATTGGGATTTGTATCAACTGAATGACGGTGAGGGTAACACCTCAGAAACACCAGAACATGACAAAAAACATCATCAGGGTAACAGCTTGGAAACACCGAAAAACCAGTCATATCAAGTGTTAGACAATGAAAAAACCAATGAGGGTAACAGTAAGGTAACAGACAGGGAACACCTCGCGGATATAAACAATAATGATAAAGAATGTATAAAGAATGATATATATGCTGCTGCTTATAATACGCGCGGTTCAGAAGAAAGTGACGGGGTGCCTACGACCGGCCCATTGAGTGGCGATTCCGCAAGTGCGGGAGAAATATCACATACTTCTGAACAAGCAGTGAAGATTCTTTTAGATCGTTTTATCCAATTACGAGGTTATGGAACTTCTTTTTCACCGCTTGATGAAAATGCCGCGAGAGAAATTCTTTCTGCTGGAGTACCACTGGAGAACGCACTGGTTTGGTTAAAAGAACGGTTCGATACTTACAAACCAAAACATACTAGAGACCGGATAAACAGTCTTTCTTACTGCGTTGGTTATATCTTGGACAAACATTATGAATCTATTGAGAAGGCAAAGGAGGGGAACCATGGAGCAAAAATTCACCAGTATCGACCAGGTAATGGTCGATCTGCAAAACAGAATGTTGAGTCAATCACCGGCGGCCGCGTTGGACGGATTCGAACAAAAAAAGCCTGAATGCCCGATCTGCAATGACAAAGGGGTTGTTATTTACCGTGTCCATTACAAAACAGAATGGGTAGAGGATCCAGCCTTCAAGACTCTCGTACCCGTAGAAATGGTTCCAGAAGCTGATTTTTTTGCTGGAAAGGTTTGTTCACCGAAGGATGCTTGGCAATGGCGGGATACATACTCCCGGCAGTGTGAATGCGTAATACGGAAACGCATCGAAAGGCTAATGAAAGCCAGCGAGATTACGGACGAATTCAAAAAAATGGGCTTCAAGAATTTTATTACGAAAGGCAAGCCCCAAGTCATTATTGATGCTTATGAATGTGCATTGGAATATTTTCAGGATTTCCAAGAAATCCGCCATAAACGACAAAACAGCATTGCTTTACTAGGACAGCCAGGGGCAGGAAAAACGCATTTGCTCATGGCGGTTGCAAATAACTTGATGAAAAAGCTTCAAGTGCCGGTTCTGTATTTCCCATACGTAGAAGGTTTCAGTGATCTGAAAGACGATTTTGACCTGCTAGAAGAAAAGCTGGAGCGTATGAAGCAAGTGGATGTGCTTTTCATTGATGATTTGTTCAAGCCGGTGAAAGGGAAGCCTCGTGCAACAGAATGGCAAGTGGAGCAGATATATGCGGTCGTGAATTACAGGTACCTAAACCATAAGCCTATTCTTATTTCTTCCGAACTGACAGTGGATGAGCTCATCGATGTAGATGAGGCACTCGGCACTCGGATTTTTCAAATGTGCCAGGATTATACAGTCGTTATCCCAAGGGATATCAAACTAAATCATAGATTGGAGGGGTTAACAAATGTGTAAACTTTGCAACGGCACTCATGTAGTACACGAGATTAATAGTTTTTCCGTTGGTTTCGCACCATGCCCGGAATGCGGTCCGATGCCGGAAGAAAAATTTCAAGTTTGGATAAATGATAGTTTAAAGCGTGTTGAACTTGCTGAAAATTATACTTTGAGAATCGAGAAAGTAAAGCAATGATGTCTATCTTTCTTCAAATTTCGACAAATATAGGCGTTTGATAGGTGGTGAGATGACTGTGATAGAAATATTAATCGTTTTAGTAGCGCTCACATTATTATCGATCATTGCATTGATATTTTTTGGTGCAGTCATCATTTTGGAATCATTGCCGCCTCTATTGAAATGGGTATTCGGAATTGTTATCGTACTTGCAATGTTTTACGGATAGTACATGTTAAATCATTAAACATAAAAAAATAAAAGCCAGGATTTCTCCTGACCACGCATCACTATTATACCATGGAGGGATTCTGGTGAGCAAAAGAGCGCAAGAATTGCCAATCGATGTCAATAACATGACCGTTTCCCATCCTGTTGTTCCGGGAAAAGTACTCGTGCTTGTCATCGATGGTGTGCAAGGAAAAGCAAAAGTAGCGGAAGCGGTAGAGCATGGTTTTACAATTGTCGAGACGGCCAAAGGAAAAACAGCGCGTATCAAATACGAGGAAAGCGAGTTGTTTTGAGGTGAAAATTCTCGTTCATGTTTACGAATGTAAAGACTGCGATGTGATCTTCGCAGTCTCACAAAGCTTCGAAGAGCAGCATCTTTTGCAATATCCGGTTTGCAAGACAGACAAAGCGCTACATGAAGTATCAGACGGCGAATTGCATATTCGTAAAAAGGTATCGTCGTTTGTCGTTCCAGAAGGGTAGACCAATATTTATGAGTTTCTGGGGTGATCCAAATGTCGATCATGTTGCCGCCAATATCAGATGATGATGCATTGGAGCTTAGGATATTTGGGAGCTTGCTGCCCTTGGCCGGATGATTTTCCGTTTTTATCAACATTTAGAAATAAAAAATGTACATTCCGACGAATACTGTGCAGGAAGGAGAGGTTAGAGTGAAAGTAATTTCGATCATACAGCCATGGGCAACACTAATCGCCCTTGGTGAGAAAAAGTTTGAAACCAGGTCATGGAAAACGAAATATCGTGGAGAGTTAGCAATACATGCAAGTAAGAAAATTGATCGTGTAGCCTGCAAAATGACACCAATAATTCAAACTTTGAATAAACACGGAATTGTTCTTTTTGACGATTTGCCAATAGGAATGATACTGGCTACTGCCCGCCTTGAGGAATGTTTTGAAGTAATAAAAGATGAAGGAAATTCGGCCATATTAGGTTACGGAAGTTATATTGTTTCCGGTAATGAGTATCACTTTGGAGATTTCAGTGAAGGTAGATATGCGTGGAAATTATCCGATGTTAAGATGTTGAAAAAGCCAATTCCAGCAAAAGGTCAGCTTGGATTATGGGATTATCAAGAGTTAAATTTAATGTCATATTAACTAAATAAGGTGAAGCAAGAATTAAGTTCGAAGAGAGCGAACTATTCTAACTAATATTGTTTTCAAAAAATTAAATATACTTGACAAAACACCCCCGAAAAAGAAAAAATATTTACAAATGAATATCAAAAAGGGGGATGGGAAAAATGAATATCACATACAATATTGATTATCCACCTGAGTTTATACAAGGGTTGGTTTTTGCTATCAACGAAGCACTTGAATCCCATAAAGAATATTCAGAACAAGTAAAAGATGATCCAACAACTAATCACTTAGGGCATAAGAGGGGAGACGAGGTACATAAAGCTATTGTTAAATTCGTTGAGCACAATCCCCAATTTTCTTGTACGTATAAGGTGGTTCCGTCCGGCAGATCACCGCATAAGCATGTACAGTTACTTGATCACGAAAGAAAAAATTTAATTATTGTGAAAAAAGTAGATTCTGTAGAAAATTTACCTAAAAAATTGTTTAATACTGTAGATGAAGATGGTGTGTCAAAATATATTCGTGAGTATGCTGCTGTCAATAAAAAATATGATAAGCAGTTGGCTATGTCTATAGAAGATAATCAACTGGTATTTGGTGAGGAGTTTAATGAAGAATCCGATCCGGGGATTAATTATCAAACATTGGCAATTGTAACGTATGAATTAGACAGTCAAGGTAATTTGAAAAATATAGCTATAGGGGTACCGAATCATACTATGGATAGTTGGATTGAGCAGAGGTTATGGAGTGAGTTTATACCTGTTTCTCATCAGTTTGTTGATTATGAAGTTGGAGTCGAAGATGAAGAAACTCCAGATTTGGGAATTACCCTCAAAAAACAGGAAGAGGAAGAAAATGGTTGATAGTATGATGAGGTCCCTATGGTAGTAAAGGAGTATTCTATATGAAAAGAGGAGGATTTTCTAAGCAATTCAATCCACGGAGACTAAAAGCAGCTAGAGTTTTTAGGGGGATGACTATAACGGAGTTAGCTGATAAGATAGGTGTCACAAGACAGGCAGTTTCCCAATTTGAACAGGGAAAAACCTCCCCGAGCTTAGAAAATATATTCAAATTAACAAATGTACTCCAATTTCCAAGGGACTTCTTTTATGCAGAAGACAAATCTGTTGATTATATCGGTAACACATTTTTCCGTTCAAATTCAACAGCAACCAAAAGATTGAGAGAAGCCCAGAAGGTGCGAGTTGATTTTATATTCGATGTGCAACAATTCTTAGAGGAGTATGTTAATTTTCCCAAGCTTAATTTACCTGATACTAAATCGTTTGATAATAAAAATTGGACAAATGAGGATATTGAATTGCTAGCAGAAAAAGTTCGAGAACATTGGGGATTAGGTGATAAACCTATAACGAATATGGTTTTTGAATTAGAGAAGAACGGTATATTTGTTACGACGGTTCGGACAGATTCCCAAAGCATCGATGCTTTTTGTCAAAAAAGAGTTTATAATGGACGGGATTACTACTTCGTGGTATTAGGTAGTGATAAGTTTTCGGCTGTTCGAAGGCAGTTTGACGCAGCGCATGAACTAGGTCATATTTTAATGCACGGATGGATCGATGATCAGGAACAGTTAAGTAATGAGGAAGTCCGTGAAATGGAAAGACAAGCGAATTATTTTGCAGCTGCGCTATTATTGCCGAGGAAGGCATTTTCCAACTCCCTATACTCATTTAAGCTAGAGGAGTTTATTAATTTAAAGAAATATTGGATGGTTTCTATAAATGCGATGATTGTAAGAAGTTATCATATGGGGTTAATAAATTACAATCAATACCAATACCTACAAAAGCAAATGTCCCAAAGAAAAATGAAAACACGTGAGCCTTTTGATGATATCATAAAAAGAGCTCAACCTTCTTTATTTAAACAATCAATCGAGTTATTACTAAATAATAATGTCATAGGACCAGAAGAAATAGTATCTGAGCTAAAATTTCATCCTCAGTTTATTGAAGAACTTGTTAATCTTCCTAGCAATATGTTAGCCATAACAAAGAAAAAGGAAGATAAAAAAGTGATTTCTTTGAAAGTTATAAATTAATATTGTATGTCCAAGACCGAGAGCGTGAGGACACTGATTGTGCAGAGTAGCATGGCTACTTCTGTATGATTGGTGTCCTCTTTTCTTTTGCAGCAAAAATGATGGGAGGAATGTGTCATGAGAACCATTCAGCAGCAATTGCAAAAATGGATGAAAGCGAACAAGATGTTTCGAACAGATAAGCATAAGAAAGAGCCTAAAACGAAACGTTTCAAAGAACGATTTACCGAGCGGGAGTTAAAAGAACTGATGGGGGTTCATCGTCCAGTTTATCGTCGTGCTAAAGGTGGCGCTTTTCGTCAGCGTTAATTATTCATTTCGGATGCGTGGATATAAGCTTGTGAATCAATATGGGAGGGAGTCTCGTGAGATTAAAAGAGTTACCAATTAACCCTAGTACAAAAAAGCTAGAAATTGATATAATGGAACAAAAAGGGAGTTTTGCCATCGTTGTTTGTGATGGGAAGGCGAAAATTACTGAATTACCACCGTATGGGGAAACAAAGATTATTACACACCAAGGGAAAGTGAAACGTATTAGATTTGATGAGGGGGAAGAGTTTTGAACTTGTCTGCATTCTAACATGTAAATATTATGTATTCGCATATCATCATGCTAACCCACAAAGAAATTTTTTGGAGGTAAACATGGGAGGAATATGGACAAGAAGAATTCAGCTGTTAGGAGCCATAAGCGAAATAGTTGGTTATAAATCAGGGTTAGGGTTAACTCAGGAAGAGTACAATGAACTTATACCGCAAAAATTTCATAAGTTATGGTTTGGCGAAAGCGAAGCATTATTGAGAATACGTTCGGAGGAATTTGAAGAACTAATTACCTATCTTTTGTATAAGTTGGGTAATATCCCTAGTCCGAATAACTATCCATTTAGTCTAGAACTGTTTTTTAAGTATAAAGATGACCCCAAAAAGATAAGCATCTATTATGATTTAATGACCGAGTTTTTGGTGTTCTTGAAAACAGGTACTGAAGATTCAAGAGAAAAAAAACGGAGTTTAGATCCGACGCCGTTTATTGATTATGCAAAAAGAAAGTTTAAATTAGATGGATTTATGATGGCGATAGAAATTTTAGAAAGTTTTAATCTGCATTTGCATAGGAGTCCTTGGGGAGTATATCGTCAAAGAGAGTGGATAGATATTATACAATTAAAGGATTTGTTTGAAAGTGAGTCTTTAGAGACCTATTACGGGAAATTTATCGATCAAAGATATATTGATTTTTTAGAGCGGAATTTTGGAAAAATTGATAATATTAATTGGAGAAAGTTTGAGGCCTTAACTTGTGAATTTTTTGAAAGACAAGGTTATCACGTTGAAATTGGTGAAGGGCGCAATGACGATGGTATTGATGCTAGGGTATGGAATAAAAAAGAAGATGCTTCGGGACCGCCCATTATCCTTATTCAATGCAAAAGACAAAAAAGACAAATAGAAAAAATGGTAGTCAAATCTTTATGGGCTGATATTCTTGAAGAGAATGCCGAATCAGGATTAATTGTTACAACAAGTTCTCTTTCTCCAGGTGCTAAAAAGGTTTGTACTGCAAGAAATTACCCTATTGGTGAAGCTGATAGAGCTACTCTGAAAAAGTGGCTAACAATTATGAGAACACCCTATACAGGAATATTTATGTCTGAATAAAACCGATAGCCTACCAGCCAACTGGAGGACACTGAATGACGCTTAGGCGTTATTTGGTGTCCTTTTTTATTTGAAGGAGGTAGCAGGATGAAACAAATGACTTTCCAGTTGCCTGAAATCGACCGTGAGGAAACGAAAAAACGGGTGGAAGCTGCCCTAGAGAAATACCGGTTTTATCTCCTTACGGTTCCAGAGGAGCAATTGCCAAAGGTGACAGCGACATATTCACTTGTTCCTCCTGCTCATACCAATGCTTTTTATTCATCTACAGAAATAGCAGTAATTGACAAGGTGGATTTTGAGCGCGAACGTGATGAATATATGGAATGGATTAGACGTGGTGTGAATCGGCTTAGTCCGAGGGAACGGGAGCTGATTATTAAGCGTTATTTGAGCAATGAGGAGATGTATGATTACGAACTGTACAATGATATGGGAATGAGCGAGCGAAAGTACTATCGCATCAAATCGCGGGCATTTTATAAGCTCGCCTTTGCTCTCAAGATCGAAGTTTATAAAAAAGAAGAAAGTGAGGTGATTTCACCATGATTTTTGTTTAGCCGATTGGGGATTTAGAAAAGATAGAAGCCCTTAAGGAATATTTTCGTAGAAAAAATCAAAGATACATTAGTGTAAATCAAGATAGCATCGAGAAGGAAATGACGAAATTTAAGATTTAAAGTACTTTTAGATGAGAAATGAGTACTTTTTAAAATCATCGAATGTATAATTTAATTTTAGATAAGCGAGAATGAAATACAATTGGGCTCAGTAGGTTGTCTAAAAAGATATGAGTGGCTATAAGGAAAGGCTAAAACTGTTCATTTTTTGATGAGCTATAAGGTTTATAGGGAGGTGAAGCTTTTTGAATAAGAATAGCGCTGAAGGTTTGTGGAATAAAACATATGATGCTGAGATGTCGGCTGTGTTTATAATAAGAAATAAATTTCAACAAATACAGAATTATGTTAAGGATTTATATGAATGTGGTGTAGAATTATTTACATTAGATAAACAGGAAGAATTTGAAGTTACAGAGACATTAAGAATTGCTGCGATCTTATTGAAAAGATGTTTAACTGACTTTAGAGTTTTATGGAATTTATTATTAACTGGTTATACACCTCAAGCAGGATCAATAGCAGCATCTCTATTTGAAACGGCGTTATCTATTCCTTATCTTTTAAAAAATAGGGAAGCGATTCAAGACATTAAAAATAATAATGGAGATATACCATGGAAAGTTCCTGATTTATGTAAAAATATTGCAAGTATTCAATATAAAAGCGACAAATATCAGTATGAGTTAGGTTGGAGAGAAATATATGCGGCATACAAATGGTTATGTAAGATTAAGCATCCCACTTTACGCTCTACTCTACATGAAGGGTTATCAACTTCAATAAGAGAAAACGAATTTGTTGTTATGGCTATACCAGACATAAGACAGGAAGATTTGGCTGTAAAAATGACCATTCTTACAATATCCATAAGTAGACTTTGTGATGCCGTTTTTTGCATACATAATGAATTAAAACTGGATAAGGATAACGAACGTTATAAAAAATGGTTAGAAAAAATAAATGCAGTTCCACCTAATGTTGGAAAAATATATAAGAAAATTACAAAAATTATAGATCTCCCATTCACTATAGGAGATGAAAAGATTTCACGTGATTATAAGCAACTCCGGAAGAACAAAAGTTAATATAAAAAATGGGATAAGTTTGATTGAGAGGATAAGAGTTATTGAGGAAAAAAGAAAATAATGTGGTCTTCACTTCATACGATTAATTTTTTAAGATCAAATTGAAGGCTGCAGTTAAGTCATAAAGTCAGTTCGAGGTGCTGTGGTTTATATTGGATATATACAATCTTATAGTTTGGACGAACTATTAATTTGTACTGATTCTCCAAAACAAGGTACAGTTCATATTTCTTTATTATCAAATAATAGGAGTAATTTGGAAATGTAATAAAACTGGATAATTATGGATAGTATATAACGGAATCGGGTTCGTCAAAAATTACGGGAACTAGCTTAAATGATTTATCTAAATGGCGGTATTCATTTGTTACTCTCGATTGGAGCGAATACGATCAGTATGCAAAGGACTATGAAATGGGATGGAGATTAGAGCATGGGTGACCTCTTTTATGGTAGAAGCTAAAAATTAAAGATCTTTCTCGATGGTTATAAAGTAGTAACTATTGGGAATTGCAGATTTGTGGATGAAGCAAAAGTACTCATTTTTTGACAAAAGAGAAGTACTTTTCTTTTGCTATTTGTTGATTACACATAAAATATGAAGTGTGTAATTCATTTTTACATATTTGTTAAAGGTAGTAATATCAGGGGATTCAACGGATTGCCCAATTACACAAAATATAAGATATGAGTAATTGAAGAGTAAACCATAGTAACATTAAGAATAAATTAAAGAGGAGGAGGCGTTTTGAAGTTTAAAGAAATTTTTTTTAGAAGTGTATTACCAGTGATAATAGCTTTCATTTTATACTGTACGATTGGATTTATCTTTATAATTTTACTAAAATCAATATTTTTTAAATTAGCTAAGCTAACAGTTCTTTATAACCTTTCCACTAATCTAATGATAATAGTCTTTGGGATTATCATACTTATTTTTATGTTTATTTACTTGAAGATAGCATTCCATTTTTACAGATTAAAAGAAAATCAAAATACGAAGTTTTTATACGGTATTTTTGAAATTATATTAGGTCTATTTATCATGACAATATTCAGCTTATCATTTCTAAGTGATTTTTCAGCAACACCAAGTGTTTTGGGAATTGATTTGAAAGTAATTCTAGGGTTTTATGGTGGAATTTATGTAATAGTAAGAGGACTAGAAAATTGGAAAAAGCATTTTGAATACCATGAAAAATCTCCTGTAATATTTTTGAAATTGAATAGAAAAAAGTCCATAGAAATAAATCTTGATAGAAAAACTTTCATAGAAAAATTTTTTGAGAGAATGCTTAAATTTTAATTCAATTAAATTAAGGTAATTATAATTATGTAAAATATATCGTTTTGCTGGGGATAATGAGATATGTTCATGTATAGTAAGATGATGTGACAACAAAAATAGTAAAGACAGAAAAGTGGCAGGAAAATGACAGAAAGACGACAGAATGTTTCTGTTTAGACGTGTTATGATTATAACGTGAGATATATTGAAGCAGGGCGTCACTCCGATTGGGGTGGCGTTTTATTATGGTTAAAATACGTATTCTACGTAAAGTATATTTTAAATGCAAAATTAAGCAAAAGGAATGGAACAAGAGAATCGAGGGGTTGTGAATATAAAATAAAATATAAAAATAACTGAGAAGTTAGTGCTTACATCATTAAAAGTGTTACGTATAAAGCCTGATAAAAGCAAGAAGACCTTACGCAGTGCGTTGTAAGGTCTTCTTTTTTATATTTTATTTAATCCGGCCTTCCGAGCCCAACCTTTGATTGGACCCGGGACCGGATTATCCCCGTAGTAAGTGTTACTCCTTAATGCTTACATTAGCAGTTCTATCCAATGAATGAGAATAAAACTAATTAAATTAGATGTAACTGCAATTGCAATGTTCAATAAGATTTGGTTTTCTTTCATGAGCATCCCCTCCGGTTAATAATTAGAGTTTTGATATCGAGGGGATAATCGGTCAAATTTAGTTTATTCCATTCAATACAATTTATCAATAGGTAGGGGAAGTCAAATTTCTACAGCGTGAGCATTCTTTTTTGCAGAAAAGTGACAGAATAATGGCAGAAAAAAGGCAGAGCATTTTTATTTAAAGATGTTATGATGATATCGTGGGATATGTTGAAGCAGGGCGAAACTTCCCAACAGAAATCCTTTTTACCTAGCGTCACCCGATTGGGTGGCGTTTTTATTATGCAAAAAAAGTCCCTTTGGCGGAGGGGATCAAACCAAAGGGAAAAATATAATAGAGGTTAAACGCCAGCGTCTGTCTGAATGACAGCGTTTTTATTTTGCTCTGTTTAGAGTGATGAGGATGAAATTGTATGAGTGTTTGTCAGATGAAGAGATTCAGCAAATAAAAGCATTAAGAAAAAGTAAGCTATAAAGAAGCTTTTCAGATATCAAAAGACCGGGGGATTTTCCGGTCTTGTAATATCTATCGTCTATCATCAAAATCTATATATGCTTTTGATAAAACCCAACTAGGAGGATTAGCATGAATGGGTGCAACATGATGTATAGCAATAATCATTTCACTCGCGATATCTGGAGCTTGATTTGCCCAATTTTCAATCTGTCTATAAACAGGTGAATGATTGGATGTGGAATAATGAACGATCTTGTTTCTAAACTCTGTAAGATTTTTATAGTTATTAAATTTTGACATGTAATCGTGATTTTTCGTGAGGTCAGATGAAATAATCCATCCCAAAACATTTATAAATTTACTCTTTACATTTATTCCATGTTTTAATGTCTTAATGTCAATTGTGGAATTTGGATTTTCCAAAAAATCTAACCAATCTTGCTCATATTTATTAAGGGTATTTTTTTGTTTTAGGTGGTGTACTATAGTTTGATGTAAAAAAGTTTCTGTAGAAATGCAGAAGTTAATGATTGCAGATCTAAAAAATCTCCATTTTGCAAAACGTTGATCACAGTTAAGTTTTTTCGCTTCATTTAAGTAATAAAGTCCATCATTATACATTTCCTGTGGCATATTTGTTATTATTATTGAGCTTGGCATATCATTGGTTGACATAGCTTTTCCTCCCTAAGCAAAGTCAATAAAAACAAAAATGGTACATTAAATATTATAATAAAATGTATTAATTGGAAATTATGATTTCAGATTTTGAATTAAGCACCCATGAGGTGCTTTTTCTTTTGCTCCAAAACAAACACAAATAGTTGGAGGTGGCAGGTGATGTAGCAGGTGATGGAAAAATATATTCAAGCTGAAAAAGATTATGTCAAAGGCATGAAATACAAGGACATTGCTGAAAAATATGGCGTGTCTTTAAATACGGTTAAGTCATGGAAAAAGCGTTACGGTTGGACGCGTGGAAAGGGTGCACACAAAGAAAAAAGTGTGCACACAAAAAATAAAAGGGGCGCACCTACAGGAAATATAAATGCAAAGGGAAATAAAGGTGGTGCGGCTCCAAAAGGCAACCAGAACGCATTGAAGCACGGCTTTTTCTCTAAATACATCCCGCAAGAAACACTTGAAATCATGGGGATGTTGGAAGAGAAAAGTCCTGCTGATCTTATTTGGGATCAGATCATGATTCAATATGCTGCGATTATACGAGCACAGAAAATTATGTTTGTTGAATCGAAGGATGAAATGATTAAAGAATTGAAGAAGGAGAAAGAAAGTTGGGGAGAAAATTCAAGTAGCTCAGAGACAGAGTGGGAATTCCAATTTGCCTGGGATCGTCATGCTACCTTCCTCAACGCACAGTCTAGGGCCATGAGTGAGCTTAGAAGCTTAATTAAGCAGTTTAATGAACTGGCTCATGAAGATGATGAGCGTCGATTGAAACTTGAGCAAATGCGGTTAGGAATCGAGAAAACGAAGGCGGAGGTTGAAAAAATCTCTTCCGGTTCCGACGACAAGCCGATTGAAATCCTCATCAAGCGGAAAGGCAAGGGTGAGGATTCATGATTATTGAAAAAGAAGTCAACCCTCATTTTGAAGACTTTCTGTTTGATTGGAACCATAAGTTTTACTTTCTTGTCGGCGGTTACGGATCCGGTAAAAGTTATCATATTGCTTTAAAACTAATTCTAAAACTATTGAGTGAAAAACGCACGGCCTTAGTTGTTCGTGAGGTCTATGATACTCATAGGGATTCAACGTATTCGTTACTTGAGGAAATCGTCCATGACTTGGGTTTGGAAGACAAAATCAAATGTGTGACATCTCCAATGCAAATCCGTTTTCCTAACGGGTCCAAAATCATTTTTAAGGGGATGGACAAGCCGGCCAAGCTGAAATCAATCCATAACGTCTCAATCATATGGGTTGAAGAGTGTTCTGAAGTCAAATACGAAGGTTTTAAAGAACTGCTCGGACGCTTACGTCATCCAACATTGAAGCTTCATATGATTCTCTCAACAAATCCTGTTGGTAAAGATAATTGGACGTATAAGCATTTCTTTAAAGATGAACAAAATAAACGATTAATTCTCGATGACAAAGAACTGTATGAAAAACGGACCCTCGTTGTTAACGATACTTATTATCATCATTCGACAGCAGATGATAATCTTTTTCTTCCAGAAAGCTATATAGAGCAGTTAGAGGAATTGAAAGATTATGACCCAGACCTTTACCGAATTGCTCGAAAAGGTCATTTTGGCTTTAACGGAGTTCGGGTATTTCCTCAATTTGAAGTAGTTCCACATGATAAAGTCATGGAAGCTATTTCGAACATTCGTAAGCCGATAAAGCGTGTTGGCATGGACTTTGGTTTTGTTGATTCTTATAACGCCGTTATACGTTTGGCGGTGGACCCTGATAAAAAATACCTTTATATCTATTGGGAGTATTACAAGAATCAAATGACAGACGATGAAACGGCCGAGGAGATATCTGAGTTTAAAGAAACGCAGGAGCTTATCAAAGCCGATAGTGCGGAACCAAAAACCATTCGATACTACCGCAAACAGGGGTTCAATATGGTAGGAGCACTAAAGTTTCCAGGCTCTCGCTTACAATACACTAAGAAAATCAAGAGGTTTAAAAAAATCATTTGTTCGGATAGATGTACGAACACCATTTTTGAATTAAAAGATTTAACATATGCCAAAGACAAAAACGGAAACATCATCGAAGACGAATTTAATAGAGACCCTCATACCCTTTCAGCTATATGGTATGCGCTCGATGATTATGAAGTCGCAGACCTGAAAGAAAAACCGAAAGTACGGCAAAGACCCAACAGAGAAAGGAGGTAGGCTATGGCACAGCAACAAATGAGAGTGCGTGTTGTGAAGGTAGAAGCACCAAGCACAACGACACGCCAAATATATGAAGATGAATTCAAGAATTTGTACAGCGATGAAGTAATCGAACCTCCGTACAATTTAAAGGAATTGAAACGAATTGCTGAATACTCGACGATACTTCAGCAATGCGTAGATGCTTATCGAACCAATATTGTAGGTTTTGGACTCCAACCAGATTACACTTTCGATATCAATGCAAAAGATGTTTCGGAGAAAGTAAAGAAACAAGTTGAAAATGAATGGGTGAGATTAGAAGAATTCATCAAGTATCTCCATTTTGATGAATCGGCTGAAACAATTTTAGGATATGCTCTTGAAGATCGTGAAAAGACGGGAAACGGCTTTATCGAAGTTTTGAGAGATGGGCTAGGAAGGCCAGCTGGAATAGAATATATCGATTGCCAAAACATGAGGGTTTGTTCCTATACGGTGCCAGAAGAAGTTGAATTTATAATCACTGAAAACGGAACACCCAAGAAGATAAAGCGTTGGAAGAAATTCCGTCGGTATTGCCAGATGGTTAACGGCAAGAAGGTGTTTTTCAAGGAGTATGGTGATCCACGAATCATGAATTTAGCCACTGGAAAATTCGACGAAAACACTCCTGAACACTTGAGAGCGACGGAGGTTATTCATTTTAAAATCGGGAGCGGGACATACGGCGTTCCTCGATGGATTGGCCATATTGTTTCTTTATACGGTGCTAGAAAAGCAGAAGAACTTAATTACATGTATTTCAAGCAAGGAAGGCATACTCCTGCTGCTATCATTGTGGAAAACGGAATGCTGTCTGAGCAATCTTTTAACCAACTCCAAGAATACATGAACAGCATTGAAGGGGTAGAAAACGCTCATAAATTCCTGTTGCTCGAAGCAGAAGGAATTCCACAAGAAAACTTTGTGGATGGTGAAGAAAAAGTTACTCCGGTTAAGGTACAAATCAAGTCGCTAGCTGAAGTTTTACAACAAGACGCTTTGTTCTTGGAGTATGACGAGAAGACACGCTCAAAACTACGTTCAGCTTTTCGTTTGCCGCCTCTATATACCGGAGAAGCGCACGAATACAACCGAGCAACTGCAGATACAGCGCGGAAAATCACAGAGGAACAAGTATTTCAGCCAGAAAGGAACTTCCTTGCTAACAAATTAAATACATTGTTTCTACCGGCTCTGGAATTGCAACATGTAAAAATCACGTTAAAAGGTCCAGATTTTAGGGATCCGATAGAAATCGCAAAAGTCCTAACACCTTTTATTAACGCTGGAGCTGCATCGCCGAATGATTTGAGAGATCTATTAAGTAGGGTTTTAGGAAAAACGCTTGAAGAGTGGCCGGCAGAGTACAACAAACCATTCCAATTGTTGATGAAAGAGCAGCAGTCAACCGTACCTGTTCTTATGCAAAAATCAAAAGAACAGCAAAATGATTTGATTTTGCTCTTGAAAGATCTAAGAGATGCCCTCGAGGAGTTGAAATAATATCTATGAAACTCCTAAGCAAGCTAAAGTACTTGGTGAATACGATGGAGCTTTAATTATAGAAATAGATGATGTTAAATACTTTGCTGACCTGAGAGAAAAAAAGCCTATAGTCATTCATGATGAAGGTGAGATTGGTGAGTAAAGTGGAAAACTTTCTTAAAAGCCTAAATGATTTTATTGCTAAGGCCGAGGAAAAAGACGATGAAAAGCTCACTGATGTTGTTCCAGACTTCCCGGGGCTAGAGATTTTGCCCAAAATCGTTGAAGATTATGAAAAGAAAATTGCTAAGCTACTTAGGAATCAGCGGAAGCTTTATTTAAAAGAAATGAAAGCATTTGTTTCAAAGGATGACAAACCAACTTTAGAAGCCATTCTACAATACTTCACAAACAATCTTTTTGCTACAGATGAATTTGCAGAGGAATTCGGTGAAGTAACAGCAGAATTTCTTCAATTGACCATTGAGGAATTATGCAAAAAGTTGATGGAATCAATTGATCCGGATATTCCTTTTGTAGAGACATCCACTCAAACAACGAATTGGGTAAAGGACTGGTCTACTAAGCTGGCTGATTTAATGCAGTTGAATACTCATAAAGCTATTGAAAAGGTGTTGACTGATGCCATCGAGAACGGGGACTCGATCCAAGATGTTGAACTGAAAATGAAGGATTTGCCTGAATTTGATAGAAAGAGAGCCAGGACCACTGCTATCACAGAAATTCTTACTGCTTCCAGTCGTGCTCAATGGGAATCATATATGCAAAGTCCTGCGGTTGTAAAAAAGAAGTGGAAGCATTCTGGTAGTAAGAAAAATCAACCTCGTGAAAATCATGTGGCCATGGATGGCGTAGAGGTTGGTGTGGATGAGGAATTTAAAATAGAGGGTAGCGGCGAAACATGTCAGTATCCCCGTGATCCTTCGTTATCTGCGAAAGAGCGTGTGAATTGCCATTGCACCATGGGTCCAGTGGTCGATGAATCAATTCTTGGCCTTTCTCAAGAAGAAAAGGAGCAATTGCGACAAGAAGCTTTGAAGGAATTGAATAGTTAGGTGGTGATTAGAAAATGATTGCGGATGGACTTGGTTTCTGTAAAAAATGCCATGCTTGGTTAAATGACAAAGAATACGAAGAACATCCAGGAATTTGTTCAGACTGTATTAAAAGTGAAGACCGAAAGGAGGTGAGTCCATAATGCCGAGAGAATTAGTAAATGCCCACATTACACATGTTAGTTATGTGGATAAAGGGGCCAATAAAAAACAATTTTTTCTCACAAAATCAGAAGAAAAGTCAACGTTCCAAAAGGAAGTAAGGGTATTTGTCAATAAAGAGGAAGAAGAGCAGAAATTAGTTTACGGCGTTGTTTATGAGCCTGATGTGGTAGATGCACACGGCGATTTTATGACAGCAGAAGAAATTGAAAAAGCCGCGCATGTTTTTATGAAGGATTATCGCAATATTGACAAGCAACATGATTTTAATGCCGGTGTAGGGGAAGTGGTTGAATCTTATATTGCTCCTACAGATTTTAAAATCGGCGATGAAGAAATTAAAAAAGGTTCTTGGGTACTCGTTACAAAGGCTTCTGATGAGATATGGGAGCAAATAAAGAAAGGCGAAATCACCGGTTATTCGATGGCCGGCACTGCCGAGGTAATAGAAAAACAAGAAGAAAAGCCTGTCACGAAGTCAAATGAAGATGACGAAGTGAAGGGCTTTTTTAATTTGCTTAAAAACTTTTTCACTGGTGAGAAGATTCAAAAAGGCGCGGTTCGTGATAAATATGAGCAAGGTAAAAAAGCTAGAAACTTTTGGGCGGCCATGGATAGCTTTGAAACAACCATCCGGTCCTATAACTGGCAAATGGATAAATATGTATTTGAAGAAGATGAAACAAAAATTCGAGAAGCCATTCAGGATTTCGTTGACATCATGAATGAGATTTTGCTTGCCGACAATGTTTTGAAGGCTATCGGGAAGCCACCTGAAGATATTCAAAAAGCAGGAAGGAAAATTTCTGCTGCCAACATGCAAAAAATCAAAGATGCGCACGCAGCTCTTGCTGACTTAATTGCGCTTGAAGAGGAGGAAGAAGAAGTGAAAAAAGAAGATATTGAAAAATTGCTGGATGAAAAGTTATCTCCAATTGTGAAAAGATTGGATGAAATTGAAAAAGGAGATAGCGCTAATCCATCAGGTGAGGGCGGAGGCGAAGAGGATATTACTAGGCAGTTTAGTGAAATTTTAGATGCTAAGCTGGCTCCAATCAATGAACGTTTAGAAGCGGTTGAAAAAGCGAGAAGCGTATCTAAACAAGTTGATTCTGAACCATTGAACCAACAAACCAATCAAGTAGCCAAAAGCTACATGCGTTTATTTAAGTAAGGGAGGAATCATGAATGGACAATCAAACGATTTTAACTAAGGAAGCCACAGTAGCAACAATCAAAAAGAATTTAGATATCCCAATGGCAAGAAGTGATGCCGAAGCGTTCTTGGTGGATACTATTAACAATGCTTCTACACTTCCAAAACTACAACCAATCTATCGGGATGTACCAGCAGGAAATATTGATGCTCTTTCTGTTGGTCGTCGGAAAATTCGTCAAGCTGGAAAGGACGATAATCCAACAGGCACGGGTTCAATTAGTAATCGTCAAATTCCGTATGCTGTAAAAAAAGTGAAATGGGATGAATGGCTGCAAAATGATGATGTATATTATTCGGTTTCAGCACGTGGGGATAACGTTGAAGAAAAAGTTATTAACATGATTCAGCGACAATTCGGGGTAGATCTGCAAGATTTGATTTTCAATGGCGATGTTGATGCCAAATTAGAAGATGGTACGACTCCAGATCCTTTTCTAAGCATCTTAGATGGTTTTGTTAAGAAAATGAAACAATCACCATACAAAACAGATTTGGCAAATAACGAACCTACCATTTTAGATTTCGTGAATCACATTCAATTGTTACCAGAACGTTATAAAAGCTTTTCAGACATCACTTGGTTCATCACACAAAAAACAAATGATAAATTAGTTGCTATGGTATCACAACGCCAAACTGGATTTGGTGACGCGGTTCTGCAAGATGGTAAAATTACACGATTAGCAGGATATCCTGTTGAGGTAGTAGCAGAATTGCAAAGTGGTTTTGCTGCTTTAACTCCGATGAGTAACTTGAAACCGGTGTTTACTCGTCAATTACGCTATATCCGTACTGCTGAAGGAGCCACTGCGGCTGCAAAGGACGCAACATACCATGTTCTTTACGCTTATCTCGATGCAGTTGTCCGTGAAGTAGATGCAGTTGCATGGATGACAGGAAGTAAGCTTTAAGGAGGGAGTTTATCAATGCCTAAAATTCAATATAAACACAAAAAAGGCGCTCTTCATATTGGTGGCGGGCGCTTTTTCTATGCAAATGAACCTGTTGAAGTATCAGCGAAAGAGAGAGACGAGCTGTTAAGTAAATACGAAGACTTGGAAGAAGTGAAACCACAAAAGGAAAATAGTTCATCTAAAGAGGAGTGATGATATATGCTCATCACTCCTGCTGATTTAAAAGCTTATTCTGTTTTTGATGTCGTGAAGGAAAGACCTGATTCACTATTAGAGCAAGACATCATAGAAGCAGAAGTTGAAATAGAAAGTATTGTTGGCCATGACTTTTCAGAATATGATCCACTTCCGGAAAAAGCAAAGCTTGCTCTTTTGAAGATGGCACAGTTCTTTGCTTTGGTCAACAGCGATGAGTCCATCGTAAAAGGCTACAAATCTGAAAAAATCGGCGATTATTCATATACATTGGGAGACGGCAGTGTATTGCGTAAACCTGATGTTTACGGATTACTCAAAGAATATATTATTGAGTCCTCAACCAATGAATCTATCAAATTTAGGATGAGAGCATTATGAGTTATCGTAACTTGCTTATTCACCGTTGTGATGTTTACCATTTGACAGCCTCCAATGAAGATTCGGACAGTAATTTTGGAATACCGATTAAAGATTTTCAACCTGAATACAAATATCCTGATTCTCCTGATCTCGTTGATGTTCCATGTTATTTCACAGAAAAAAATCAAACCATTGTACAAGGAGAGCCAAACCAAATAATCACTCAGTCATTCTTGGTCCATTTTCTCCCGTCTGCCGATATCCGGGTCAATGATAAGGTGGTTTGGAATGGGATTGAGTTCAAGCTCCAAATCCCTAAAAAGATTCGAAATCATCATATCGAAGTAACAGCTGTTAGGAGCGAAAACCTATGAAAATAAAAGGATTGGATGAATTGATTAAAAAACTCGATAAGGCTGCAAATGGTGGGCTCAGAAAAGAAATGACTCTATGGCTCGAGGGTATGGGAATGGAGTTTCTGGACATCGTTCAGGATGAGATTATACGTACCAAAACAGTTGATACACGTAATCTCTTAAACTCCTTCAAAAAAGGAGATGGAGATAACATTTGGGAGCTAAAAAGCGGTGAACTTGCTCTTCATGTTGGAACCAATCTTGATTATGCTTCCTATGTTAATGATGGACATTTCACAATAGATCCTAACAAAAACCAAGATCGTAGATGGGTCCCAGGAAGGTGGAAAGGGGATCGTTTTGAATATGACCCTGACGAGAAAGAAAGCGGAATGTTACTTAAATTTCAATGGGTCGAAGGCAGCCATTATTGGGACAACGCCCTTGTGATTTTCGAAAAAATGTTCTCAAAAAGCTTAGAAAAAAAGGTCCAACAATGGCTGGATACATTTTAGGAGGCGGCGTATGAACCAGGAAGTCGGGTCTATTATGAGCTGTTTTTATCAACTTTTCCCTTGTAGGGTTTACACAAAAGAAGTTCCTGAAAATTTTGCTATTCCGAGTCTGTATTTCCCGGAACCTTTCTCATTCGACAGCAATGATACAACTTCAACTTTTAAAAAGACTTATAACTTGTCAGTTAAGTTATTTCATAAGGATTCGCAGAAGGCTTCTGATGAAGCAGAGAGGATAGCAGACGCAATCAGAACAAAGAGGAATCTCATTCCTTTGTTGAAGCCAGATGGGGCGGAAACGGGTGATTATATCCGAATTAGCCGAATAGAAACAAGAGTAGCGGACAGCGGAGTAGCGATTATCCAGCTAACCTGGGATAGCAGATATTACTACGAAAAAGAACAATATACACCACTTCAAGATGTTGGTGTCGATAGCGGGGTGAAATAAAGTGGCTGAAAAGAAAGTGGAAAATGTCAAAGAAGAACAGGAATTCTTTTTATATGAATTGAGACAGCACTCTCAAAAACTATTTGGTGTAAAACCAGAAGTTTTTGATGGTGCTTTTTTTGATTACAAAGAAACGCGAGCAACTAAAAAAGAAGCAGAAAAGCGAATTCAAGCATTTCTGAAAAAGGAGGTTAGACAATAGATGAACGGCGGTACTTGGACACCAGGTGTTGAAAAAGAACGTGCTGGTATTTATTTTCGTTTTACTTCTGCAGCAAATGAAAGATTGTCCGTTGGTGAACGTGGACGAGTAGCCATTCCACTTGTTTTGAGTTGGGGAGAGCCGAAAAAATTTATAGAGATTACGGGTCCTGACGATGTGCAAAAGAAAATCGGACTAGACATAAGTGACCCATCTCTTTTATTGTTGCGTGAAGCAAAAAAACGAAGCAAAACGGTACTAGCATATCGTGTTAATGAAGGAACTAAAGCAACCGCAACGTTTGGAACAGGACAGACGGCTACAGCTGTTTATGGCGGTTCAAAAGGAAATGATATCACTATTGTCATTGGACCAAATGTGTTAGATTCCACAAAAAAAGATGTCACTACGTTTGTTGGCACTAAGGCAGTGGACAAGCAAACAGTAGCTGATTTTGGTGAGCTGAAAGCAAATGGTTATGTCACATTTGCCGGAACCGGAGCGTTATCCGATACAGCAGGAACCAAATTGACAGGCGGACAAGACGGAATCCCTACGAACTTAGATTACACAGACTTTTTAGCGGCTGCCGAAACAGAATATTTTGATACTATTGGGCTGCCTGTTGATGGGGATGAACAATTGAAAACAACATTTGTCTCCTTTGTCAAACGCGTTAGGGACGAACAAGGTATTAAAATTGTCGGAGTCGTTCCTAATTATGCAGCAGATTATGAAGGGATTATCAATGTAACTAACGGTGTTGTACTACCGGAAAAGACTCTTACACCTGCTGAAACAGTTGCATGGGTAGCAGGAGCAAGTGCAGGGGCAACTATCAATCAATCGCTTACATTCGTCGAATATGACGGTGCAATTGACGTTAACCCCCGTTTCGATAACGATGAAATTATCGAACGTCTAGCAAATGGGGAATTCCTATTCACATATGATCCACGAGACAAAGTGGCGATAGTAGAAAAAGACATAAACTCTTTTGTTTCATTTACAAAAGAAAAAGATAAGAAATTCCAAAAGAATAAAATCATCCGCATTTTAGACGCAATCAACAATGATATTACTCGTGAACTGAAAAAAGAAATAAAAGAACGAAAAGATCGTGGAAGTGATATCCCGGCAAACGATGATGGCATTCAGATTGTGAATACTCTTGTAACGATTTACATGACCGAACTACAAAATGGCGGGGCCATAAAGAACTTCAATAGTCAAAATGATATCCAAATCTCTATCAATGATGATGGAGACGGGTTCTATATCAATATTGGAGTTCAACCGATAGACAGTACGGAGAAGTTTTATTTTGGAGTGGAGGTGCGATAGATGGCTTTTCGTGCTCAGAATACGATCAGTGGAAAGGAAGGACGACTTTTTCTTGATGGAGAAGAGTTAGCATATATCAAAAAATTTGAAGCGACGATTGAAAAAAATAAATCTGAGGTCAATATCATGGGTCGGCGAATGACTGGTCATAAGACAACCGGTGCAAAAGGGACCGGGACGGCTACATTTTACAAGGTTACATCAAAATTTGTCCGGATCATACTTGATTATATAAAAACTGGTGAAGATAAGTATTTTACTTTTCAGGGGGTTTTAGATGATAAAAGTTCTGGGCGAGGAACTGAACGTGTAACACTATATGATGTGAACTTTGACAGTGTAAAGGTAGCCGGTCTGGATGTTGATTCAGAAGCACTGGAGGAAGAAATTCCTTTCACATTTGAAGATGCTGACTTACCACAATCGTTACGGGATGACTTTTAAGTCGTCTCTTTTTCTGTTACAACAAACAACAATTTAAAGGAGAGATGATGAAATGGCAGAACGTGATATCAGCTTTTTCTTGGCAGGTAATGCAAAACCGGTAGAAGAGGAAGAAGTGATTGTATCGAAGCGCTATGTAGATAAAGACGGGAAGGTCATCCCATTTATCATGAAACCGATGAAAACTGAGGACATTGAAGAGCTAGAAAAAAGTTGTATGAAACCTGTCATGAAAAACGGAAAAAAAGTCGGTGAGCGTCTTGATACTTCCCGTTTTTACGCTCGTATGGCTATTGAGTCCACTGTCTTTCCTGATTTTAAATCTGAGGAAATGAGAAAGTCGTACAAAACAGAAGACCCTGTTGAGGTAGCTAAACGTGTCCTTTCTATCGGTGGAGAATATAGCGCATGGATTGAAGCGGCATTAAGAATCAATGGATTTGATGATAGTTTTGATGAATTGGTGGATGAAGCAAAAAACTAATTGAACAAGGAGATCGTGATGCAGTTTATTTGCATTACTGCATGCACGAACTCCGCTATTCACCATCACAGTTAAAAGAAGTATTCTATGCACCGAGAAACGAAAAAGCGTTTTATTACGCTTCCATTGAGATAAAACTTGAGCAACTTGCAAAAGAATTAAAAAAACTAGAGAAAGGAGGGAAATAAAAGATGCCGCGATTAACTACCTTATTTGACATACAGGATCGAATGAGCAAAAAGCTAAGGGCTATTACTGGAGATTTTAAGAAATTAAAAAGCGAATCAGATAAACCCATTCTCATTAAAGCGACTGACAGAGCTTCAAAGACAATAGGAGCTATTGATCGTTCTGTTCATCGACTGGCATCAAAAAGCTATGCAGTTACAATTCATAGTAAAGATATTGCTTCTCGAACGATTGGTTATATAAGGAACTCACTAAATAGCTTACCTGCATGGATTACGATTGGTGTTTCTGTCGTCGGTCTGGAGAAGTTAACACGTGCAACAATAGGTGCCGCGGCACAAATGGAGTTAGCTCAAGTTCAAGTAACTAGCCTTTTTGGAGAAAATCAAAAAGCAGCAAAAAAATTCTTTGACTTTCTGAACAAAGCCGGGGCTAATTCTATGTTCAGCCAAGAAGACTTTTTTGGATCAGGCCGAGCCTATGTTCCTTTAACAAAGAATTTAAAGGAATTGGAGTATGCAGTAAAAATAACTGAAAGACTGGCAGCTTCTAATCCTTTAGAAGGAATGGAGGGTGCTTCTTTTGCAATTCGAGAAGCATTATCTGGCGACATGATCAGCTTGACTGAACGATTTAATTTGCCAAAGAAAATGCTTGATTCTATCAAGACAGCCCCAACATTACAGAAAAAATTAGAGAAACTAGATCAACTATTAAACAAAATGGGTTACACCCAAGAGTATCTGAACAGAGTGAATGAAACAGGTTATGTTCGTTGGCAAAAATTGCTTGATAGTACAAAATTGAAGTTTACTGAATTTGGGAAAAAAGGGCTAGAAGCTTCTAAGCCTCTTATTGATGATCTAACCAAAATTGTAAATGGTGAAGCTTTTGACAATTTCGGTAAGGCCTTAAGTGACGCCATTGTTTGGGGAGTTGAAAAAACTCATACTGCTGTAAAGTGGTTAGAAGGGTATTTGAACGATCCAAAATTTAAAAATCTTGACTTTGAGGGAAAAGTAAAACTTGTTCTTGGAGACATCAATAAGTGGTGGAACGATAAAGGTAAACCGTCCTTCGATAACTGGTGGAATTCATCCGGAAAACCCTGGGCTGAGGATGTTGGCATTTTCATGGGAGAAGCCATTTTTAAAGGTATAACAAACGGGGTTCAAAAAGGCTTGGAATCCATTGGAGGTATGTGGAAAGAAGCCTTTAAGAATCCTAGTATCGGTTCAATAGGAGGAGCTGCAGTATCTACTCTTTTAGGAGTCGCGATCGGAAGTATGTTATTATCTCCTGTCTTAAAAGGAGCGAAAGGAGCCTGGAAATTAGGAAAAAACGCATGGGAAAAAGGAAAATCCTTAAAAGAAAAATGGCCAAACCGAAATAACAAAAAACCTCCTTCTTCTTCATCTATGTCATATGACGATCATATGAAGCAATTAATGACGCGGCAAAACAAGTCTAGTAAAAAACTGAGATTCCCAAAAATATCAAAATTGGGATCTGGTATATCTAAAAAGATTCCTTTTCTAGGTATTGCATTAAGTGCCTTAGAAATCCTTACTGCAAAGGGAGCAAAAGGGAAAGGGAAAGCTATAGGCGGAACTTTCGGATCTGTAATCGGTGGAACACTTGGCAGTTTTTTAGGTCCACTTGGAACAATCGGAGGTGCGGCCTTAGGTGGTTATTTATTTGAAAAACTAGGAGGATGGATAGGAGGTAAATTCAGCCAAAAAGAGGATTCTCCTAAACCTGCAAACGCAGCAATACCCCAAAATGTTGACATGCAAGGTTTTCTACAGACTAAAATCTATCAACCTTTGAATCAGGCTGTTGGGAATGCTCAAAAATTTGGTCAAGCCTTTGCTGCAGCCTTTTTGATCGGAATAAATTCAGCGAAACAAACACCTTTCAACTGGATATCTGAGAAAATATACAATCCGATATTGCAGGCAGTGGGTAATTCTAAGTCTTTCGGTTGGGCTTTTGCTCAAAACTTTGTAATCGGAATGGAACAAGTACAAACTGATATCCATCCTTGGATTTCAACAAGACTTTATCAACCAATGCTTCAAGCAGTCGGGAATGGTCAGCCATTTGGCTCAGCATATGCCAAAAATATCGGGTTGGGTATAAATAATACGTCAATAGATATTCATCCATGGATTAGCAAAAACCTTTATCAACCTACTCTACAAGCAGTAGGTAATGGAACAAGCTTCGGTAGCGCATTCGCAGGTAATTTCATCTTAGGAATGAGAAGCAGAAAAGAAGACGTTTCTGCAGAAGCTAAAGAATTAGCGAGAACAGTAGAAAGAGCGTTTCGTGATGAAATGGGAATCAATTCACCTTCAACAAAGATGGCGGAACTCGGATATTGGTCTGCAATGGGCGTGATAAAAGGCTTTAGTTCGGTTGACATCAAAAAGTTTATAGAGGAACAAATAGGGCCATTTTCGTCTTTTGGTGGCAAGGTTGGCGGGAATGTTAAGAAATGGATAACAGCTGCATTAATGATCACCGGAACACCTATGAGTTGGTTAGGACCTTTAGCTACTATGGCAATGAAGGAATCAGGTGGCAACCCAAGGGCGATAAACCTTTGGGATTCAAATGCCAAACGTGGAATACCATCGAAAGGATTAATGCAGACAATTGAACCGACCTTCAATGCATACAAGTTGCCTGGATTCAACGACATTTGGAATCCGATTCATAATGCCATCGCTGCAATTAGGTACATCAAAGCAAGATACGGAAGTGTGTTTAATACACCCGGCATTCGTAATATGTCTCGTGGCAGAGGTTACAAAGGATACGAAAAAGGCGGGATTATCAATCGTCAACATCTAGCGATTGTTGGGGAGAAAAACAAAGAAGAAGCGATTATCCCGTTAGAACAACACAGAAGCAGGGCTTTGGGGCTTTTGCAATACGTTTCACAAAAATTAGGCGTTCAGCCTCAAACACTACCAAGCGAAATTGTTCAAGTTGCAAGTGGTGCATCTAGTACACGTTCATCTCTTCGTGGAATGATCGGAGACATTATCATCCAAATTACAGGAGATAATCACTACTCAAACGACATGGATGCCGAAAGAGTAGGGAAAATAGCATATGAATTCTTTAAACGCAAATTAGAAGAAGAATACTTTGAAGGAGGGACGATGGCGATCTATGAGTAAAAGTGTATATGAGTTTTGGTTCGCATGGCCAGATGGCACAAAATCTCGTTTGCCTGTCCTTCCTTCTGAACTAAATATCAGCAACGGATCGCAAAATGAATCTATCAATATAGCAGGACTAGGGGAAGTCACAATTATACAAGATCCAGCAGCAAAAACCATATCGTTTTCTTCTATATTTCCTGCACAATACAGCCCTATTTGCGAATATGAAAACTTTTCAGCGCCCTGGGTCTTTGTGGAAAGGATTAATATGTTCAAGAAATCTGATAAACCTGCTCGTTTTATCGTGACGGGAACACCGATTAATTATCCCGTAACGATTGAAGATTTTAACTATAAAGAGGGAGAGTATGATGTAGGTGATATTAGTTACGAAATTACGCTAAAAGAATTTCGTTTCGTTAATATTCGAAAGGTCGATACCAAGCCAAGCGCCAAGACAACACAGCGACCAAATAATCAAACGAAACCTAAAACTTATATGGTGAAAAAAGGAGATACTTTATGGGTCCTGGCAAGAAAATTTTACAACGACAGTTCACAGTGGAAAAAACTTTGGGAAGCTAATAAAGATATGCTAATCAAGCGTGATAAAAGGAATATCAAACAGCCAGGGCATTGGATATATCCTGGACAGGTGCTGAAGATTCCATGATAGAATTACTGCTTGTCAAACCCAGCTATACATTGGAAATACCGACAGAATCCATAACTTGGAGTGGACAGCGTTTCAATGCAGCTCGAAAAATAGATGTAAACATTCTGTATAAAAACGTCGGATATGACATACTTTCTGAAATCGAGGAAGGAAACACGGTTCTTTTCAAATGGAAAGGCGTAGAACTATTTAGAGGAATAATATTTAATCGAGCCATCACCAAAAAAGGAAAATTAGCATTCACTGCATATGATATGTTGCAGTATCTTTTATTGAATAAAGATGTCTATGTTTTTTCAAAGAAAAGAGCAGACCAAATATTGCTTCAAATATGTAAAGACTTTCAAATTCCTTATGCTGAAATTGTAAACACGAAATACACCATTAATTCACTTGTGTTTGATAGTGAAACGTCATTATACGATATTATCCTAAAAGCGTTAATCGAAACAGAAAAACAGACAAAGAAGAAATACAGAGTTTATTCACGTTTAGGAAAAATATACTTGCAGGAATGGCCAAATCCAACTTCTCAATGGGTACTTGAAACGGGTGTTAACATTGAAGGCTTTACTTATTCCACTTCCATTGAAGAAGTTGCTACGCGTGTGAAATTGGAGGCGGGTGAAGATAAAAAGACAACAAAAGTGGTGGTATCTGATCAAGATGGCATAAAGAGGTATGGTGTGCTGCAATACTACGAAAAAGTGACGGATAACTTGAACAAAGCTCAATTGACACAACGCGCAAATAATCTTTTATCAAAGAAAAAGACTCCGAAAAAACGGTTAAGCATAGAGGGATTAGGAATCACAGAATTAACAAGTGGAATGCCTGTATATGTAAATATTCCAGATGCAAAATTACGTGGTACCTACTTTATTGATTCAGACACTCATACATTTGCCGGCAGGGTTCATAAGATGAGCCTTGATCTCATTACTGATAACTCATTGACAGAGGATGTGGTTCTATGATGGTTCAGACGATCAAAAAAATTGCGTTGGAAGCTGTACAAGCTGAATCGCCTTTGCGTTTTTTGGAAGCAATTGTTGTTTCTGCACCTCCCGATTTGCAGATCAAACTAAGGGATAATAACAAATTAATTATTCCAGAAGATTTGATTTCGATTGCTGAAAGATTGACTGAGCCTGGAAAAGAGCTAAAAATCGGTGATAGGGTAATGGTTGCTGCCATTCAGGGCGGGCAATCATTTTTTATTATCGACAGGATTGCGGAGTGATGTTATGGCTTTATCACCTGAACTAAATTTTGAGGAAATTGCCGCGGAAGATTTGCGACCTGTCCTAAAAACTTTTCGGTTTGATTTTGAAAAAAATATTCTCACCAGTGAGGTTATTGATGGTATTGAAGCGGCAAAACAAATAATTATGTTCGCCCTTCGTATTCCTCGGTATGCCTACCCAATACTGTCCAGTGATTTTGGTAATGAGATTGAAAAATTGATTGCGGATAACGAAACAACAGTTGAATACAAAAAAATGGAGCTTCCCCGTTTAATCGAGGAGGCTCTTATTCATTTGGATTTCGTGGAGAGCGTGGAAGAGTTTGAGATTGAACACAAAGATGATGCTTTTTATGTGAATTTTGTGGTTTACACAACTGAAGGGCCTATTGAAATAGAGGAGGTGTTTGGAGAAGGTGTTTGAAGATCGGACGTTTGAAACCATCTTGGAAGAAATGTTGGATGACATACCTGACGACTTTGACAAACAAGAAAGATCTCCTATTTATATAGCTTTGGCTCCGGCAGCGAAAAAACTAGCAGATGCATATGTGCAGCTGGATCGAGTGCTTAATCTGGTTTTTGCATCAACAAGTGAAGGTGAGTATCTTGAAAGGCGAACAAGTGAAATTGGTGTATTTAAAAAACGGGCTATAAAGGCAATTAGAGAAGGAATTTTTAACATACCTGTAGATATGGGATCCCGTTTCTTTGTAGATGGTGTTTATTATGTCGTTACTGAAGCAGGAACGAACGCCAAACTGCAATGTGAAGAAGCAGGAACCATTGGAAATAAACCTCCTGAGGGATCGGTATTGTTACCACTAGATAATATTGATGGACTCGAAACGGCTATTTTAGGAAAAATCATAACTCCAGGAGAAGAAGAGGAAGAAGATCAATATCTATATGCGCGCTATCAAGAAAAAGCCTCTAAGCCTGCAACTAGCGGGAATATTTACCACTACTTGCAATGGGCTAAGGAAGTACCTGGTATCAGGGCAGCGAAAGTTTTTCCGCGATGGCAAGGTAAAGGTACTGTACGTGTAGTTGTGGTAGGCTCTGATGGAAGGGCACCTTCGCAAGAAAAGGTAACAGAGGTATTCAACCGTATTTCGAATGAAATGCCAATAGATGTTGATCTTACTGTTGATGCAGCAGTTGAGGTCCCGATAAATATTACAGCTGATCTTATACTGCAACCAGGTGTAGATATAGAAACTATTGAATTCGGATATAAAACTGCTATTGAGAAACTATTTTCAGATTCAGCTCTTACAACTAACACCGTTAGATACTCCCAGCTATCTTCGATGATTTTAGAACAAGCCGGAGTAATAGACTATCAAAATTTTCTAATCAACGATAAGACGTCAAATCTAATACTTGGTGATGATGAGATTGCGGTAGTCGGGACGGTGATTTTTAATGTCATCTAAAGATGAAATTATTGAATTGTTACCGGACTTGTTTAGAAACTCTCTAGAATATCAAGCCATAGCCCATGCAGAGGGAAAACAATTTGATAAACTGGAGGCGGCTATCGATGATGTTTTAAATCAAGCGTTTATAGACTTAGCAACTTGGGGTCTAGCACTGTGGGAGAAGGATTACGGAATTCCTACTAATCCGAGCAAATCAATAGAAGAAAGGCGTTCAAATTTAAAGGCTAAAAAACGTGGGATTGGCACGGTAAAAGAAGATGTCATAAAAAACACTGCTGAGGCCTATTACGGTGGGGAAGTTGAAGTCATCCAAAAACCAAGGGATTTAGAATTAATCGTGAAATTTATATCTTCTTATGGTGTTCCAAGCAATCTAGATGATGTCAGAAAGGCATTAGAAGAAATTATTCCTTGCCATCTCGAACTCTTATTTGAGTTTACTTATCTCTTAATCAAAGATATTCACAATGTGAAAACGATAGCTGAAATGGAGCAAATTCCACTAAACAAATTTGCAGGAGGTGCATAATGTGCCTGAAATTACTCCAAATCTAGGGTTATATTTAAAAAATCCGGTTATCGATGGAAATGATACTTTTAACATCGAAACCATGCTAAATCAGAATTGGAGGAAAATCGATGAAAAGGTTGCGTTAAAAACGGAGGTAGAAACATCAGAAAGTGTTCAGCAGAAAATCGACGAAGCTATTGCAGGTCTTATCAATGGTGCTCCAGAAGCACTGGATACATTAAGAGAATTAGCACAAGCAATGGGAGATGACCCTAATTTTGCTACAACTGTACTTAATAGACTGACAACTGCAGAACAAAACTTTGCTGTACATTCGGCTGATACTACGAAGCATGTTACCCAAGCAGAAAAAGACGCTTGGAATGTAGCGCAAGCAAAAACAAACGATCTTGAAATTCTCTATTGGATGGGGGCGATTTAATTGGCGGCGACTCCAAAACGACTTTATAAAGGAACAGCAGGAACAACATCATCGACAGCTTATACTGTTCCTGCGAATACGACGACAATAGTAAAAAACATTGTATTGACAAACAAGTCAGCAAGCGCGGCGACGGTAACGGTTGTAATCGCAGGAACGGAAATTATTAATAACTATTCCATTGATCCAAACGATACAATTTCCGTCGATTTATCACTAGTTATGAGTGCGGGGGAAACAATTACGGTGCAAGCAAGCGCGGCAAATGCGATTAACATTTATATAAGCGGCGTGGAGGTAGCATAACAATGAGCATTAAACGGTTGCAGTCTATAAGAGGAAGTGGTAAACGAAAGCCATATCAAACACATTTTAAGGATTATGGTTTTTCTCTTCCCCCTAATGAGTTTCCGGCAACATCTCCGGTGGGAAGTGATATTTTAGGCTATGATGTAAGTAAGGATAATAGAAGTTTTTATCTCGGAGAAAGTTCAAATGGGCTTACTAAATTAACCGACTTTGTTCAAGTATGGCGTAGAAGCAATTTACCATATATGCCTTATCCGATTGTGCAAGTCGGTGCATTAGTCATCGTCTATTTCAACAGCAGTTATAAATATGCGGAGTATTGGCGAGAATCGACAGGAGCATATTTGGGAACTGTCCAATACACCACCGGAAATTCTCCTTTAATAGTGCCGAATTACAAAAAAGACGGATTTATGATAAACGATTATTCATATGGCACAAAAACATATAGTGTAGTTGGTGAAGGTTTTGCGCAAGTAGGTTACGCGCCGTATATGCCAGCGCTTTTCAGTGTAGTGCCGCTTTCTAATGGCGATTTTATGGTCGCGGATTATAACAGAAACGTTTCTAGGTTAAAGTTCGATTTGAGCGGAACAGGGTTTAGTGTTACATGGGGATCGGGGAAATGGACATCATCAGATTATATGCGGATAGATGTTAATGAAAGTCTAAATAAACTATATGTTTGGGCCGGAACAAATGTTTATGTCTTCGATTTAACGACAGGAAGTTTAATCACAAGTTTTGCTGTTGGTATTGCACCGGGCGCAAGTTATGATTTTGACCGGATTAAAGTGGACAAAAAAGGATACATTCACATAATATCCGGCGCTACCTACAAGATTTATAATCCGGATTATACATTATATTTTAACGGCACATTCCCTACTAGTGCTCGGGTATTTAGAACAGATTCAAACGGTAATGTTGTTGTCGCAGAAACTAAATCAGCGTATAGAAAACTATTACACATCTAATAAAAGGGGGAAGAAGCATGAAAAAATATTTCGAGTATGACAGAAATACAGGAGAAGTAACTTACATTCATTACATGCCTTTTGATGAAAAATATGGACTAGGAAAAACACAAGAGGAATTAGAACAAACAGGCGTACTTATCGATGATATACCACCAGCGCCGACAGAGCAAGCGCCGATCGGGAAATTGTATGTGTTGAAATACGATGATGTTTCTAAAACGTTAAGCTATGTTTTAAAGGACAGACCATTGACACCACAAGAAGAAATGCAACAAAGAATAGCGATTATTCAACAAGCATTAGATGATCTTATTTTAGGAGGTATGCAATAATGGCAGCCTATCTTGCTCAACGCATTATTGATGGTGCTTACACATATGACTGCGTTATTTCCAAGCGTCCAGACCTCAAAGCAGGAATTGACGCTTACCTTCATGAAAAAGGTCGAGAAGATTTAATTACACAATAGGACGATACTGCACAACAAACGCCAAAACGGAGGCGTATTTTTTATGCCTAACTATGAGATGGGGTGATGAGTTTTGACAATTGAAATTGGATTATTAATCGCGGTATTTTCTCTTCTAATCAGCTATCTTGCATATTCGTTGAACAAAACAAAAGAGCTTAAAACGGACAGCAAAGAGAGCGCAGAATTAAAGGCAGAGTTGGGGTACATCCGAAAAGGGGTGGATGATATCAGAATCGATCTAAAAGCAAATGAACGTCAAATGATTGTGTTGGGGGAACGAATCACGCGCGTAGAAGAGAGTTCCAAACAAGCTCATAAACGATTAGACGCATTAGAAAAGGAGATGAACTACAATGGATAAAGCTAGTGTAACGCGTTTTGCCTTTTTAATTATTGCTGTTATCAATGCAGTGCTAAATCTCATTGGGTATCAAACTATTCCAGATGAATTTGTGAACGATTTAGTCGCCGTCATTTCGGGGGCTTATTTTATTTATGCAGCTTGGAAAAACAACTATTTGAGTAAAAAAGGACAAAAACAAAAAGAAGTATTAGAAAAACACGGATTGTCGTAAAGAGCAGCGGAAACGTTGCTCTTTATTAATTTTAAATCAAAGGGGGCATTTACATGGGATATAAGTTCGAACGACTGCCACAATTGATTGATATGAGGGGGAAACTTCCACATAAAGGGCAGTATAACATGCGAAATGGCGGCGTAAAAGCAATTACAACACGGGTATGGCATCACTCCCTCACGAAACTAAATCTAAAAGGTTCAAACGTCCATGCTTTTGCAGATTATCATGTTCGTACAAACGGATGGCCAGAAATCGGTTATGCACTTGTCATCGATCCTAATAAAGTAATCAACGGACGTGCGGCAATTTACTACTGTGTTGATATTGCTAAAAAGTCGTATCACGTCGGTAACAGCAACAATTTCTCATTAGGGATTTGCGTTATTGGCGATTATCGATATGATAAGCTGTCTGAACCTGCTATGCGTTCTATTGCCGAACTACACGATGCTTTAGCAGCGGATGGCATTGGTAAAGAAGATAAATCGCATAATGAAATGCCAGGATATGCTTGGAAGCAATGCTGCATATATGATTATGAAAAAGCGATCGGTTTCCTTAAGGGGAAAAAGCCTGAAGCATTGCCGGCGACATATAAAGTCCAAGAAGGAGATACGTTATGGAGCATTGCGCAAAAAGATGGACCTGATGGAATTACAGTGGAAGATTTGATTGTTGCGAATCCTGGAATCAATCCTCGGGGGCTTAAAGTGGGACAAGTCATTAACCTTGGCAAAGCACAATATGCATTTACACGCAAACCAGATGAGCCGAAGAAGCCCCAATCCTCTTATCGTTTTCCATTGCCAGAAGGCATTCTAAAAAAAGGTGATCGTGGTGAAAAAGTAAAACAGCTTCAACGAGCACTTGATGCTGTTTACTTTCGTCCGGGTGCAATAGATGGAATCTACGGAGCTAAAACGGAAGATGCGGTAAAGAGATTTCAGTCTGTGTATTTGCCATATGAAGTTGACGGTGTGTACGGACCGAATACGATGGAAAAATTAAAAGCTGTATTAAAATCCAAAGGATATTAATGCCCTTCTCATCCGAGAAGGGCTTTTTTATTTTACATAAAAAAAACGTACATTTGTTCTTGTTTTTTATTGAAAAACAAACATATGTTCTTTTATAATGTAAAAGAGGAGGGAGAGGCTGTGAGAGGATTGCTTCTGAACGCTTTGGAAAATCATGAACCGTTAGAAATAATCTATCTAAACGATCGGGGCGAATTGAGTCAACGTGTTATTGTCCTAGAGGATGTGGGAGATACGCATATTAAAGCTTTTTGCACCCTAAGGAGACAGCGCCGAATCTTCAGATTGAGCAACATTTTATCCGCACGTTTAGCAAGAAAAAGAAAATGGGCGAGTTAAAAAGGATTCAAGCAATTATCGTATAGTCTCTGTCGTTTGGCAGGGCTTTTTTTATTTTCGTGGAATGAAATATTAGGAGGTGATATCGTGTTTGAGATCGTAGGCCGACTGCGCTGTCCCATTTGTTCAGAGGTGGTTCGACCAGACGAGAAGGTCTTCCTTGACATTATCAACACCATCATCCATCAGAAGTGCTACTATCAATCCCCACGTAGACTCCCGATCAAAGACAAAGGCCCATTCCAGAAAATGTTCATGAAATATCCATTCTTCAACGAGGATGAGGAAGATGATTCCATATGAAAAGCCCTTCTCATCGAGAGGGGCTTGTTTATTTTATTGCATAGTTTTTTGCAAAATGAATAAAAAATCATGTGACAACTTACGTAAACCAAAGACAAAAATGTTCCACGTTAGTAAAAAGTATTAAATGGAAATTTAATGTCAAAAATGGAGGTGGTATTGTTTCAAAAGTAACACTTGTTGTAAAAAAGGGGTTGTTAATTGATGAAGTATACGAAAGTAATGAGGTATCAAATTATCAAACCCTTAAACGCAGAATGGGATGAATTGGGAATGGTTCTCCGTGACATCCAGAAAGAAACTCGCGCGGCATTAAACAAGACGATTCAATTGTGTTGGGAATATCAAGGATTTAGTGCGGATTATAAGCAGATACACGGTCAGTATCCTAAACCAAAAGATGTTTTAGGATACACAAGTATGCACGGATATGCTTATGATCGTCTCAAAAATGAATTCAGCAAAATTGCAAGTTCAAACCTTTCGCAAACTATCAAACGAGCGGTAGATAAATGGAATAGTGACTTAAAAGAAATTCTGCGTGGTGACCGCTCCATCCCTAACTTCAGAAAAGATTGTCCAATTGATATCGTTAAGCAATCGACGAAAATACAAAAATGTAATGATGGATACGTATTAAGCCTCGGTTTAATTAATAGAGAGTATAAAAATGAATTGGGACGGAAAAACGGAGTATTTGATGTACTTATAAAAGCAAACGATAAAACCCAGCAAACCATATTAGAACGAATTATAAATGGCGATTATACATATACGGCATCTCAAATAATCAATCATAAAAATAAGTGGTTTATTAACCTTACCTATCAATTTGAAACTAAAGAAACAGCCTTAGATCCCAATAATGTCATGGGAGTTGATCTAGGAATTGTTTATCCTGTTTATATAGCATTTAATAACAGTCTTCACCGTTATCATATTAAAGGAGGAGAAATAGAACGATTCAGACGGCAAGTAGAAAAAAGGAAGAGGGAATTGTTAAATCAAGGCAAATATTGTGGAGACGGGCGTAAAGGGCATGGTTATGCTACAAGAACAAAGTCCATTGAATCAATTAGCGATAAAATTGCGAGATTTCGTGACACTTGCAATCATAAATATTCCAGGTTTATTGTAGATATGGCGCTTAAACATAATTGTGGGATAATTCAAATGGAAGATTTGACTGGAATTAGCAAGGAAAGTACATTTTTGAAAAATTGGACATATTACGATCTTCAGCAGAAAATCGAATATAAGGCACGAGAAGCAGGAATACAAGTTATAAAAATTGAACCCCAATATACATCTCAACGTTGTAGTAAATGTGGCTATATTGATAAAGAGAATCGGCAAGAACAAGCTACATTTAAGTGCATCGAATGTGGTTTTAAGACAAATGCTGACTATAATGCAGCAAGGAATATCGCAATACCGAACATTGACAAGATAATAAGGAAAACGTTAAAAATGCAATAAAAAATCCCTTGGGGCGATTCAGCGTCCTTAAGTCGAGAAGTGCCGTAATAAGCATCTAAAAATGCCTAACGGTAACACTCGATAAGGTAGTCCTGCTAGGCAGGCTGAAACCCTAGCCACAAAATCCGGCTAGGCATCATACAGAAAATTGTTGTCGAACTATAATCGTGCAAAAATCCCAAGGGATCGACGACATTTAAAATGTTGATAGCTAAGGGATTTACGGTTATTTCTAAAAAAGAAAATCTCTTGAGAGAGATAAGTGAAATGTTGCTTTATCAATATCTTTTGGGGTTTCTGAAGAAACTATGTATGATGTGAAGTATTCGCGATCAACCAACGCGATCGTGTCGGCAATTTGAGTTTCTGAAGAAACTATGTATGATGTGAAGGTAAAAATTGGCGAGGACGAATTAGATGACACAGAGTTTCTGAAGAAACTATGTATGATGTGAAGCATTTGAAAGAGCTATGCAAATACTTCGATCAAAAGGTTTCTGAAGAAACTATGTATGATGTGAAGTCGCTCATTCCTCTCCCTCTCTTTCTTCATGAAGTAGGTTTCGAAGAAACTATGTATGATGTGAAGTTATCGTATTGACACAGTTTGTTCCCCACTTGGCCGTTTCTGAAGAAACTATGTATGATGTGAAGTTTGTTCGATGGAAAGTACGAAGATGGGAAAGTAGTTTCAAAAAGCCCTTCTCGTATGAGAAGGGGGGATTGAAGGATATTGTATGCCGACAATCTTGCCGACATTCTGCCGACCAAATTTTTTGTTCATGTAATTTTTTATGGTTCATAATGACTTTAGAATGTTGTAAAATCGACCATTTTGAAATGAACTAATTCCCGATTTCACCTACTCCCCCACCTTGACAGGGTGGAGGTCGCTGGTTCGAGCCCAGTCGGAATCACTAAAATGTGAGGCTTGAAATCCTTGCGTATCAAGGGTTTCAAGCTTTTTGTTTTTTATAGCAGGCACTCAAAATAGCGTCCAAATTACGGTTGGTGCCATTTTGGTGCCGAAGCATTTTTAGTTTGATTTTGATAACAGGACATCGATTTGATTAGCCGCTTCCTCTTGCATATTAGGTAATACATGAGAATAAATGTCTAGTGTTGTTTTAATATTACTGTGGCCTAGACGTTCGGATATTACCTTTGCGTGTACACCCTGTGCAAGGAGCATCGTAGCGTGAGTGTGGCGCAGGTCATGGAAGCGAATCTTTGGAACCCTCGCTTCTTTTATCAACCTTTCGAAAGTTCTTTTCAAATTCTCAGGATTTACAGGTGTACCTTTTGATGTACAGATGACAAGATCATAATCCACATAGTCAGGTCCAAGTTGTAGCTTCTCTCTAGCTACTCTAGCCTTATGTTTCCTCAAAACAGCAATGGTTTCATTAGAGAGTTTAATACTACGGACGCTTGAATCTGTTTTAGCACCGCTCAAAAATTTCTTTCCATCCTTGCTTAGAGTTTGACGGACATATAATATGCCTTTATCAAGATCAACATCTTTCCAGCGCAATCCCAATATTTCGTCCCGTCGCATTCCAGTCGTGATCGCTAAATGAAAAGCGGGATATAGTCGGTCTTGGCTAGCTACCTTAAAGAAAGCTTTAATTTCATCTATATCCCATACGGTCATCTCTTTCTTTTTATCCTTTGGTAACTGGATCTTTTTTGCGGGGTTAGAAGGTAACAGCTCCATGTTCACAGCATAATCAAGCGAGCCTTTTATGATCGTTGAACTCGCGAATCCTTCTTCTTTCAAGTCATTCACATAATTTTGCAGTAACAT